ATGGAGCACTTGGCCATTCTCGACGAAGACTGCGACGTGATTGCCGATCGGAGCATCTACGGCGCAGAGGATCACGTCGCCGGGGCGGTAGTCGGATGGATGGCAGTCGAGAAGGTAGAAGCCGCACTTCTGGTAGCGGGCCATATAGAGGTCGAGCTCGTGAGCCCAGAACTGCTTCGGACATGCGAAGTTGGGAAACTTGATACCAAAGTTGTCGGTATAGAAGTCCCGAACCAGGTGGATGCAGTTGCGGTTTTTGTAGTCGAACGGCAGGCCGAGGAGGTGATCGTACTTCATCAGAGCGTCACCATCGGGAACTCGGGTGGGGTAAACATGCGAACCGGGATCTGGAAGTTGGCACCCTCGGTCATGTTGCGGAGATCGAATGAAATGCTCTGACCAGAGATCAGCTCGCGAACTCGCCCGACGTACCACATGCGCTGCTGGAAAATTCCGACGTTGCCGTCGATGTGCTTCTGCAGAACCCTCTGTCGCCTGACGACTGCCAGGTCGAGCTGACCCTTCACGGCTGCAGCGTTGAAGACGCCAAGCGGGTTCATGATCTGCAGGCTGGGCTTGCTTTCTTCACCATCGGCGCTGCGGTTGTCGCCGGTCATGTGGCATGCCATGCCTTCGAATTTCAGCCCCTGCCAAATCACCTCGTTGCCTTCCTTGAAGCGGAAGACGACAGGCACATTCTTGAGCGTGATGGTGAAGAGATCGACGAGGGCATCCGCAGTCAGTTTCTGAGCTTCTTGCTTGTGACTGACTGGTGCCGTCGATGTCATGGCTGAGTTAGAACCTCCAGCTGGAAAGCGTCAACTGTCCCCTGCCCGTTCTCCTTGACCTTGTACTCGAGCGGCTTATTGAAGCGCACGACGAGGTTACCCTTTCCAGGGAGAGGCAGGGTGAACTTCTCGTAGAGCTTGTGCTGACTGTAGAACGCTTCGAGTCGAGCGATATTGATCTTCGGTTGTGCGTTCAGGTCAACAACACCAGGGGAGGACTCGTAGAACTTCATTGTCGCGAAGTGCAGAACGTAGGTGACCTGATCAGGCCCTTTAGGTTTCGATGCGAACTCGTAACCCCGTCCAAACTTCACCTTCGTAGAGGACTCTGGATAGCGTACGGTCCAGGTGAAGTACGGGAAATCAAATGTTTCCATTGCGAGTTATGTGGGTGTGAAACCCTTGAGTTACAAGAGTATATAGATTTGGTATCTAAGGGCTTCAGTTTTTTAGACCCACCCCGTTTGATCCATGTCAACCACTCGAGAGAAACGACGCGAACGACGTTCGGAAGGTTCTTTCTCCCGGCCACTCGGCGCTCCTCGATTGTAACCAGGCCGAGCTTCTCCGCCAGCCGAAGTGCCTTTTGAACGGTCGAATGTCCGACCTTGGCGCGATCGGCTAGTTCTTTGATCGTCCGATCAAACACCCCTCCACTGAAGGTGATCACTGCGAGCACGGCGAGTTCGCATGTCGTGAAGCTTGCCGCCAGGTGTCCTGGGAGCGGCCCTGAGTTTGCGAGTTGCCGGCGGTGGCCGACAACCAATGGGGTCAGGGCTTTGCGCTGTCGCCGCTTCCGTGTTGGGAAGATGGATAGGCGAGCCTTTTGGATCAGGTCATAGATCTCCTGGCACTGCTCGTCCGTCAGTGTTCCGAGCGACCAGTGGTGGGTGGCTTCCTGATAAAGGGCGTCAAGGTTCGTTCGTTCCGTCGTTGCGACGGCCCGTTTGATATTCTCAAACATGCGACTCCTCGTTTCGAGAAGCGGCAACTTCTCGATTGACAAGTGATTCGATTTTTGAGATGTTCGGTCCTGGCAAGGGAACTCAAACATCCCGTTGAATTTGGAAAAGCTCTAGGACGGCAATCCTGGGGCTTTTTTCATTGGTGCTAGGTCACGACTCGGTTTCCTTTCGTGAAAATCAGTGCCATCATGACCCAGTCATCGAGTCGTGACAAGAGAGTAATTATCGCGTAGGTACTCCGTAATTACCGGAGAGGTGAATGGTGAAGGCTAAGGACGCCACTCTGACGATCAAGCTCGAGCAGGAACTGCGCGATGCTTTCGTGAAGGAAACCGAGCTTGATGACCGACCCGCTTCACAGGTTGTTCGGGAATTGATGCGAGCTTATATCGATCGCCGTCGTCGAGAACGAGCTTCCGGCGACTCTACCCTCGTAGCTTCATAATCTGGAAACCATGAAGACTTTCTTGTTGTCCTGCTTCGTAGTTGCATTGGCTGTCCCGTCGATCTCCTCAGCAGCTGAAGATCGTAAGCCCACGGGTACGGATGCCAAAGCCACCGCCGCGATCCGGCGGGTGCTTAAAGACCCGTTCTCGGTCCGCGAGTTTTCACTCGGGTCACCACATCGGGCGACAAACAACTTCATCTACCCCAACGCCTGGAATGTCTGCGCCAGCTTTTACGCGAAAAACAGCTATGGCGCTTACAATCGCGGGGCGTACCGTGTGTTCTTTAAGAACAACCAGGTTGTTGATGTCAAAGGTGGATCGGACGTCACGATCAAGGCCGACTGCGGACCAATGAGATCTCTTAAGTTTTAGACCGCCCCCATCTGAACCTGCTGGATCAGCTGCTTGATCGTACCACGGCGCGAGATGTTATCTGCGACCGCGGCGATGATATCGTTCGGCCCAGGAGGCGGCACCTGGTCCGGTGAAACTACCCAAACATTCACCTGGCCGTTATCCTTCTTCTGGTCCTTCTTGCCCGCAGCTTTGCCAGCAAGGGCGCCTTCCGAAACCTGACGGTTGCCGAGGTTGTTCAGGTTGTTGAAACCGTCCTCGCCAATCACGTCCATTGCGGACTTTCGGAGGATGCCCTCGCCAGGCATGACGTTGACAAGGACGTTATCTCGGAAGGGAGCGACACCAGTTGCGGCACGGCGCGGGATCAAGCCGTTTGCTGCACGGACGATCTTGCCTGTTGCTGCGCCACCGACGACACCGAAGAGACCCTCGCCAAGCTGGCCAAGGATGCTGCTTCCGCCACTACCACCGAACAGCGACATGATGATCTGGTTTGCCAGGGCCTTGGCAATGATCTGCATGAACATCTGGAGGATCGTGCTGCCGAGCTGCTTGAAAGCTTCACCGGCCGTCATGGTGCCAGATGCGATGTTCATGAAAAACTGGCTGAAGCCATTGGACAACCCATCGAGCACCTGTCCCCAGGTGTTCTCGACCTGCTTAGCCATTGGGACCATGTCCCCCATGCTGTCGAGAATGCCGTTCTGCTGTGCCCAGGAAGCTGTTGCAGATTGAATGGCACTCGAAACAGATGGGCCCTGCTGTGCCTTTGCTGCATCGAGAGCGTTGTTCTGCGCCTTCAGCTCGTTGTTCTTTGCAATCAGGTCATTCTCCTGAAGGCGCCACATATTCGCTTCATCATCGCGGCCGGCGCTTTCAGCTTCCGCAGCGTACCGGCGAACTTCAGCGATCTCCTTTTCGATCAGGAGGATGCGATTAGCAGTGGCTTCACGCTCTCGATCACGGACGTCCTGCTCCATCGTCTGGATGTCCGAGATCGTGTACTTGTTTGCCATGTCGGGCTGGCGAGCGGCGTCCAGCTTCGCCTTGGCAGCATCGACCGGACGGTTCAGCTCCTCGTCCGCGGCCTTGTAGTATTCCTCCATGACTTTGAGGACGTCGCTGTTGAGGTTGTTGCGGAGCTTCTCCTGCAGCTCCTGCCGCTTCGTCTGGACGTCGGGCAGTGCCAGCTGGTCCGGAGTGTAGTCCGCATCGAACTTCTTCAGCTCAGCATCCATGATCTTGGCATGGGCATCCTGAACCTGCTTCTGGATCTCCTGAATGGAGCCAGAGTCACCGTTGATACGGGCCTGGGTCTTCAGCGTGCCAAGTCGGCTATTGAGGTTCTTGATCGTGGCGTCCTGAATGGACTTGACGCGCTTGACCTCGGACTCCTGAATGATCCGGTCGGTTTCTTCTGTGGTCTTTTGGATATCAGCGTCGGCTGCAGTGTTTGCGCCAGTGTTGAACGACTGAGCGTGGGCGATGCGCTTGGAGATGTGGTTGATCGAAGGGTCATCCTTCGGACGTTCGTACTGGTCCATGAAGGCCTTGGTCAGCACACCAACGTCTTCGCCACCAGCTTTCAGCCGGCTGAAGAGATCAGGGTAGTCACGGGCGAGTTCCTTGAGGACAAAGTCGTACTGCGTGTTGAGGTTGTTCCAGTTTGGAGTCGCCTGCAGTTCATCGCGGCGAGATCCACGCCACTGGGCAGCGCCGATAGCCGAACCCTTGTCACCGAGAATGGTGGGGTTAAAGCCTGACTCGACGGACAGGTTACCCGCTACAGCCGCCGCCCCTACCTTGGACAGCCCACGTTCCATAAAGTGCTTGATAGCTGACTGGGCACTGCCAGCCACTGCCTCACCGATCGGCTGGCTGAGGTCGATGCTCTCGATCCGCGTGTCGACGTTGGCGAGCTTATTCACCTCGCCAGACAATGCACTTGTCAACTCGCGGATCTTCTCAGCAAGCTTGTTGAAGGCGTCACTCGGCGGCAGCTTCTTCAGCTCTGCCTGGGCGGTGTCGATCTGTGTACGGAGCGACTTGATGTTGTCTTGTATCGCTTCCTTCTGACCCTGGAGTGATTGCTTGAGGAGCTCCTGCTCCTTCTCGATCGCCTGCTGGTCGACTTCCTTCGCATCCTTGGTGAGCTTCTCGACGGTATCAGCCAGTTCGTCGCGGCGGGTCTCCAATGCGTCTGGGTCAGTAGTGACCTTGATCAGCTCGTCGTAGGTCTTTTTCAGACCTTCTGTCGAAGCCTTCATGAAATCGTCGTAGGCCTTCTTCGCGACCTTCAACGCTTCCTGATCCGTAGCGTTGGAAATCTGCCGGCGCAGGCGGGCGAGCTCTTCGTTCTGCTGGCTTGCATCCTTACGGACGCTCTTCTCAAGAAGCTTACGCTGACGAGTGGTCGCAGTGTCCGCTTGACCATTCGCGCTGTTCCCCAGAGCGTCGAGCTTGTCACGGAACTCACGAGCGATAGGCTCGCCGTTGAGGCCCTTCATCTTGCTGTCGCGATCGAACGAGCGACGGAAGGTCTCGATCGCGTCGTCCGTCATCTGCTTCAGCCAGCCATCCAGGGCCTTCAGGGCCTCCAGCTCTTGTTCAGCAGTAAGTCCCTGCTTCCGCAGGTCAGATAGTTTGCCGTTATATTCCCTGGAGATGGTACCGTAGCGGGTATCGAGCTGCTTGTAGGCGTCAGACCCTCGAGCCGACTCACTCTGCTGCTGCTTCACACCCTGGTTTTGCTCGCTGCGCTTCACCTCAAGTGAAGTGACATTTGCGACGAGAGGCTTCAGCACTTCCTTCAACTCGGTCAGGAACGTAATATCACGGTCCTTCGTGTCCGACGTGCCTCTGCGGAGGTCACCGATGCGAGCGTCGATGAGATCGTCGAAACCTGCAGCGCCAATAGCATCAGTGCCAGTGACGTTACCATTGGCAAACCGGATAGCCTGGGCGATCTGGGGGCCAAAGTAGCTCCCCGCCTTATCGACTAGGTGACTACGTTCGCCTGAGTCCATCACTGCCTGGCGGCGGTTATAGACTTCAAGGGTCAGAGCCCTGTCGAGCTGCCGGTTTGGGTTCTTCAGCAGCGCCGCCTGCTGCTTCTCGAGTAACGCGATCTCGTCGGCTCGAGCAGAGTTCGCAGAGGCTAGTTCGGCTGCACGAATGTTCGACGAGGTTTGCTTCAGGTCGTGCAGTTCGCGGATGAGGTCCGTGACGGATGCCGTGTCGCTCTTGATGGACAGGCCGAGTTCTGCGAATTGGTGACGCAGTTCGTCGATCTTAGCACCTCGCATCAGCTCATTAGTCTCGAGCTCGCCTTTGCGATCGATGACGCCCTGAATAGCTTGGTCGATTGAGGTGATCTTCTTCTCGGTGGCATCAGCGGCACCAGAGAGCTGACTCGTCCGAGCGCGAGCATCGTCCAGGGCCTTGGCGAGATCTTCGCTGCTGTCCGACCACATCATGAAGGCGCCGGCTGCTGTGACGGCCACAGTGGCTGCGAGACCAATCCAGCCGGCTGGTGTGACCAGGGACAAGACACGCAGCGCAGCGGTCAGGCTTCCGAAGATACCCGTCGCCGCCGCCGCTTCAGTCGCCGTCAAGACTATGCCGGCGCGGATGTTGCCGAGTACTGGGATCATCAGCCCCAGGCTCTTCAACAGCGACATTCCAAGGGATGCCGCCATGATCGTGCCGAGAGCTGCCGCGCCGACACCAATAGTCTGCAGCAGCCCTGGAACCTGGTTCAAGCCGCTCAGCAGAGGGGTAATCCCCTCCAGCACACGTTGGACAATGTTGAGGACAGGCTCGAAACCAGTGTAGGCCGCAGCGGTGAGAACTCCGCCGAGGTTCTTGGCTGTGTTTGCGAGCGACTTCATCTGGATGTCGTTCGCTTCGGTGGCTGCTGCGGACAGGATGAACGACCGCTGCAGATCATAAGCCATCTCGGTGTTGTTAGAGAGGGCGACATAAGCAGCTGCCGAGCGAAGCTCGAGCGACTGATAAGCCTCAGCCGCACCAAATCCGGCGCTCTTCAGCGCCTCTATCACTGGCAGAAAGCCTTTGGACTTGACGTTGACGTCATCGACACTCAGGCCGGCGGCTTTCAGGGTTTCCGTCAGCTTCTTCGAGGGTGTCTGAAGATCCGTCAGGAGGGAGCGGAAGCCGGTACCCATAGTCGATGCACGAATACCAGACTGCGACAGGGCGCCCAAAATGCTGGTAGTTTCCTCCAGCGTCAGGCCGACTTCGCTTGCGGTCGGGCCGATGTAGTTCATCGCCGTGACCATCTTGTCGACGGAGAGCTTGGAGAGGTTCAACGCCGCGGTGAAGGTGTTGGCCACGTCACCAGTGCGGCTGGTCTCCAGATTGAATGCCGTCAGTGCCGAAGTCACGATGTCGACGGACTGGCCAAGATCAGAGCCGGATGCAGTCGCAAACTTGGTGACGGAGGCGAGTGACTGATTGACCTCTTGGATCGACAGACCAGCCTGGGCCAGCATGGTAGCGGCTTTGGTCATCTCGAGGGAGCTGAATGGAACGGCTGCAGAGATGGCGAGCAGGTTCTGCTTGAAGTCGACCATCTCGCGGTTGGTTGCGGTGGAGATCGCCTGGAACTGGTGGAGCTCCTTGTCGAGCTCGATGATCTCGGAAGCCGCACCACGGACGGTGTTGAAGAGCGTGCCGACCGCCGCGTAGTTCATCATGACACGGCCCTGAATACCCATCAGGTCCGCGCCACCATTGAAGTTGATCTGCTCCAGCCGGTTGCGGCTCGCCAGTGCGGCGCGGCCATTCTCAGCTGCAAAGATCTGATCCTGCCGGCGCTGGTCAGCTAGGTTGGATCGAGCGGAAAGAAGCCGGCTGTCCGAGTTGGCGATGCCCTGCGAAGCAGCAAAATGTGCCTGCTTGACGCGAGCCTCAATAGCCGCCTCAGATGTCTTGAGTGACTGTAGGGTCGTCTTGACAATAGCATCCGTGATGCGGGCCTGGACTGCCTTGGCGGAATTGACGATGTCATTGATTGCAGCCTGGCCAGCTGCTCGGTTCGCTTGGTTGAGCGAGGCACTGTCAGAGGTGCCGCCCTGCCCTGCCCGATTGTAGATCGATGAAGCGACCTGATCCTGGCGGCGCTGTGCTTGAAGGAGAGATGCCTGGCCGCGCTTTGCAGCGTTGGCCAGGCTATCCGCCATCGCTTCGGTCATCCGTTTGATGGCCGTCTCGATAGTGCCTACATTCCCGAGGAAATCGCCTGTGACCTTATTCAGGCTGTCGCGGATCTTTTCGAGCTCTTTGTGAGCTTGGCCGGTTCCGATGGTGTAGTCGACGTTCACCTGGTTATCAGCCAAGCGTTCCTCCTATGTCGGCAAACGCCCGGGCAAGCTGATCAAAGGACTGGATAGCATCGGACTCGTCGGACTTGCTCTCGCCGCCCCCGAGCGCCTCATCAACCACGAGACGGAAAGTCTCATAGGTTTGGAGGTGGTGAGCCATGTGCTCCTGAGATTTCAAACTTACCAGGGTGGTCAGGTCATTGAACGAGTTCGACCAGTAGGCCTCGTCCAGGGCGCTGGGCCGTATGCCCAGCGTCCAGATTATGCTGTCGCGGAAGCTGAGGCTTCCAACCCAGCCAGAGAAGACTTTAGGCCCTCGAGGACGTCCTTGTTGGACTCGACCCGCTTGACCATTTTGCCCAACGAACGAACGAAAAAACTCAGGACGTGCTCCGTTGCCCAGTCGAGCACGGACTCGACGTCATCGATCGACATGTCGAGATCGTCCATGTCCTCGATTGCCTTCAGCACCTTGCCAGAGGGTTTGCGTTCAGCGAGGCAAGCCTTGAGAACCTCAGAGCGGAGATACTCATCCAGCGAGATCTGAGGCGCGACTTCTGGAGAGCCAACCAGCTTGGCGAGCTCATTCAGGAGGCCATAAGACATGAAGAGTTCGCGCTCGGCGCCCTCGAAAGAAATGGATAGTTTGTCGGTCATTGTGATCCTGTCAGGAAAAGAAAAGACTCCCAGTAGATGGGAGTCTTTTCCTATTTTTACAAGGAGTGTTGACGGCCTTAACGGGCGAAGAGAATAGCCGCCGCGGTGCCATATTCGGAGAAGAGAGGATCAGTCTCAACACCCGAGTAGGGGGTAAATTCGAAGGGCAGGTTGCCGAAGTTGTCCGTCTGGAAGGCGACACCCAGGCCCTTGGTGATCTTGATCTTCGGCAGGTAGATCGTGAACGGCGCGTTATCCTTCGGGAGCAGGCCAACGATCTTGGCGCCGAACTCGGGCTGAACATCCGAGGCGCCGACGTCGATCCGCTTGACCTTGCCGATACGGGCGCCGATTGGGAACACCATGGTGGTAGCCGGCTCGTAGCCTGCGGCGAGCGTGATGGTGGTCTTCGCCGTCGCGACGTTTGCCGTACCCACTTTGGCAATGTGGACCTTGTCGTCCAGGCCGTTTTGCATGAAGATATAATCGCCGGCCTTCAGCTTCTCGGTGATATCCGAACCAACCTCGATCGTCTTGCCAGCTGCGGCATAGGCAGCAGTTGCCAGCCAGATCTCTTCATTCTGGTCGAACGACACGCCGGAAGCGTCCAAGCCTGCGGCATAGCCGAGGTTACGGACGGTGTATTCGTAGATCTCCATCGAGCACTTCAGACCATCGCCGTTCTTCACGGACATGACAACCGAGTTCTTCAGGCCCTGGGTCAGTTCCACGTAAGTCGGATCAGCCGTCATCTGGAAGTTCTTCACCAGACCGAGCGAGTGTTCGGCGGGGTTCAGCTTGTGAAGATCAGCCGGTGGACCCACCATGACAGTGGCAGTCGAAAGAAGAAAGTTTTTGGTCTTTGCAGAGCCAGCCATGTGGGTGTTTCCTCATGTGTGTTCAGGAGAATTGGTTCCTTGATAAATGAGGATTTATGCCCATATTTGCGAGGAGTCTTTTGCAGCAAAATGGTGAAGAATGCATCGCTTGTCAGTCGCCCTTGATGATGATCTCTCGGCTCTTATTCAGAGCCGTGCCGACATCAACAAACGTTCCATGAGCAAGGAAGTCATATTCCTCGTGGAGGCCGCTCTTGCCGCCGAGCACGACGGCAACCTTGAAATCCTCCGAACCCTGATGATTGCCCAGGGTGGGCTGGAGACCCTTACTCCCCAGCCGCAGTAAGCGGGTCCAGCACGAAGCCACACTGGACGAACTGAAGAGGTCGCGTATCGGCCTTGGTCATTGGCATCACCGTAGTGCCATCAATGATGTGTGCCCATCCGATCTGCACACACGCTTCCTGGTCATAGATCGGGATCTTGCTGCCCCTGACCATGCAGCTGAAAGCTTTCCCTACATAATTGCGAAGCCGAAAAAGGTTCTTGTCACTGGCAAAGGTAGAGATCCCGACAGTGAATGAGCCTGAAATCGCCTCATCCTCCGAGAAGGTGACGGCTGTGATGCCGACGAGGTCTGAGTCTGGCAGCTCAAGGATGTTGGCATGCGCCTCCCAATCGATGAACTCGATGGACACATCGGGATGTGCTGACTTGCGGTCCTCGATAATCCCCTGAGCAAATACCACCAGGGAGCTGAACAGGTTCTCGTAGAGCTTTTCGTACATAGGGCCTCAGCGGGTGCGAATGGAATTGCTGATCGCCGTGCCGACAAGGCTCGGAATGCGAGTCAACATCCAGTAGGAGAAAACAGGTTGAAGCAGGGGGCGATGGTAACCCTCAATACCCTGCAATTTCACGAGGGCCGCAGGGGAGAGCCCCAAGCTCTTCTCGAAAGCTGTGGTGCCATCCGTGTAGGTAGGATCTTCAGTAAGAAACCCCTTCAGCGTCCGGATCGGGACTTTGGGGAGAAAACGCAACTGCAGCTGGCCGACGCGGACACGGGTCTGGTTTTGCATGATGCGAAGGGACTTTGTATTTTCGCCTTTCGCGTAATAGACCTTGACCGATCCTGTACGACCGACAACGTCGGCGGCGAGGTTCTTAATCTCGCGCTGCAGAGAACCCGTATGGGTGAAGAATTTCTTCGCTTCCTCGCGGGGGGATGTACCACGATAGCTTCTTCCACCGATCGGGGTGGACTTCTTCATGATCGTACGCCGGCTGAGAGCAGCCCATTGCAGCTCGAAACCCTGTGAACCGAACACTTTAGCCAGTCCACTTGATGGATTGATGAGAGGTTTGTCACCCTCACCCTGATCACCCCTGTCCTCCCCCATGTTGAAGAGGATCTTGGTGGGATCGGCACGGCCCTGGGTGTTCACGTTGGACTTTACGCCGATCATGTTCATTGCGGCGAAGGTGACGGCCTGCTTGAGAGAAGCGCTTATGCGGGTGTCGAGAACACGCTGCAAGCGAGGCACATCTACTTCAAAGTTGACGGATGCCTTCCTGGTGGTCTCGTCCCCCATTGCATCAACAAAGGAGTTCTGGGCGTCCACATCCTGGTTCATCACACCACGGCGGTTGCCGACTTTGAAGGTGACCTTCACGCCGGCCATTACTGCAGCTCCGCCAGGTAGACTCCGCGGACGACGTTCACCCGTTTAACCACCATGTTATCGACGATGTCGTTGAGCTTCAGTTCGGCGGAGGTGAAACAACTAACACTCTCCTCCTTAACTCGCATGGTGCCATCAGCCTGTTCTCGGTTGACTCGCTCGATCAGCACCCAGATGTTCCCGAGATCCGTCTTGCCACTCGACTTCTCGCGTTTGGTCAGCGGGTCAACGATGGTAGTTTCGCGCTGCCAGGTGACGTTCTTGTTGAGTGGGATCAGCATGTGACTGCGGTATTCAACGATGTCGTAGGCGAAAGACACATCATGATCTGCAACAAGGTACCAGCGGTTGGCGACGTCGCGGATCACGTCCAACGTTCTCACCTGACAGTCGGCCGATACGCGGAGGATGCGACGGGGGGCGCTGAAGTCATAGCCGATCAGCTTCCCTTCAGCATCCTGCTCGACGGTCCCGCGGAATGGTAGATTGTCCGACCGATGCATTGTGCTGTCGAAGCGCAGACCCGCTGTCTTGAGACTGACCATTATGCCCCCGTTATTGCGTCGGTGCTCGTCACAGCCAGGAAGAACGAGATGTTGGTTTCTGCAACCACGACTAGTTCGTCGACGGCTTCCTGGTAGCGGCGCTCTGCCTCGATCTTGAGTTTGTCGAGCTCCTTCAGATCAACGCGGCTGAACTGCTTGACACCATTCGTCTCGCTCTGTGCCATCCGCTGCTTAGCGGAGGGCAGAACATCGAGAACGGCCCGCATCCGGATCAGCGTGTTAGCCGCGATTTCGTCGGTCGTGCCTGATGTCAGCGCGGCTGTCAGGATGTCAGCAGATACATCCTTTTCCACGACCAGGTATGCTGACAGAAGGTCGATGTCCTCATCTGGCATCTCATGATCTTCGATGCCAATGAAGGCGCGGACATCACTGGCCGTTACAGTGAAGCTGGGTTCTGGTACAACGCGATACACGCGAGAGATTTGCATCTCCTCGCCGGCGACCTTGAAGTTGACTACCATGTTGCGCCGTTCGAACCGGCGTGTTCCGGTGATCTGGTTGGCCGAAGATGGTACCAAGATCTTTAGTTCATACACCGTCCCAGTCACCACGTATGGGATGTCTGTGAGGCCGACCATTGGGGTGCCCAACTGGTCTTTGATTGTATAGGTCACGGATCCTGCATCAGGGGCAACCGGCTGCGTCCCGATGATGAAGGGAATGCTTAGTGCAGTCGGTGTGCCCGCGATGACGTCCATGTTACTTGCCCCGCTTCTTTGGCGCGGGCGCCTGGGGCGCTTCCGGATCGAACTGTGACAGGAATGACGCAACGGCGAGATCCCGATCACCATCCGAGTCACGCCAGAAGTTCTCGAAGTCCATGTCGGTCACTTCGTCAGGAACGTCCGCGACTTTCACGATCTGGCTGAGCGCGATGCGAGAGTCGATAAAGCTCGAGCGGGAGACAACAGAGGGGCGGTTGGCATTCAAGGTCTGGCCGGTTGAAAGGTCCAGAAGACCGAAGGGGCCAGTGGTTTCAGCAAGCAGTTTCACGGTGCTCTCCTAATAGAAAGCCCGCCGTTCGGTTTAGAACGACGGGCCAAGGGTTACCTCAAGGCGGCGATTAAGCCGTCTTGAAGTCGAAGATCGAGCGGGTATCTCCGAAGTTCATCTTGTAGCCCGCGTTCGTGGTCTTGACGACCGTGACCGATTGGTTGGCGATCGAACGCTCGGACTCTTCGATGTCGGAGCCGGCCTCGATCAGCTCTTCCATGGTGTCACCCTTGGAGAGACCGATCAGCTGCCCTTCCGGTGCGTCGGCCGACAGCGAGAAGTTGGCGACGGCCTGCAGCAGCGGGATACCGCCAAGCTGAACGCCCTGCTTCGCCAGGAGGTCGCCTTCGGTCGTGCCCTGGTTGCTGGCAACTGGCATGGTCAGGAGCATCAGCCACTCGAGGTACGAGTCATAGTTGCCAACCACGGTGTCGACCGGGGTGCCAGCCTTGGCACGGTTGATCAGCCACTTCAGAAGCGCAAAGCGGTCGATCTTGCCGAGGGTCGCGCTGGAGTTCAGTGTCGACATCTTCACGACCGGGGCCGGTGCGTTGACGCCATCACCGTTGACCAGGAGGGCCGTTGCGGCAGCAACCTTGGACATCTCGGTTTCGCGGAGCATGCGGACGAAGTACGGCGTCATCAGATCCAGGCGAGCGCGACGGCCGAACTCGTAGGAGTAACGCAGACCACCACCGTGCTTGTAGATCCGGACGGACTGCTCGCTCGTGCGGATCGTGCGAACCGGTACGCGGCCGAGCTCAGCGACGGCGCGAACCGTCTGATAATCACCCTGCTCGTCATTCACGACGGTGGAGATCATCTCGTTGCCGGAAATCGTGCGGCTCTGGGATACCATGGACATGGTATTTTCCAGCTGGCTCTGACGGTACTTCCAACGGACCATATCGTCGATGACCTCGGGGAAGAGGGCACGGGTACCGGCGTAGGTCTGGAAGGTATCCGAGGCGGCGTCGAGGACAATGCCCTGGGCGAAGTCGTCACGAACCGGCAGGTTCAGGAACGACAGAGCGGCTTCGTAACCGTTCAGGTAACCATCGGCGTCCCGGTAGCGATCGGCGTGCTCGGAAGCCGCTGGGTCGATCGCCAGGGTGAGGAAGTCGCGCATGTTGAGGCCGAAGTTCTTCGCTTCGCGAATGAGCTTCTGCGCTTCGTTCTTGCTCACGTTTTCGTCTTCCGTGAGCAGAACCTGGAGGCTCTCGACTCCACGGCGCTTAACTTTGGTGAGGGACTCGGTCATTTAGAAAATTCTCCGTTAAACTGGGGGCGAGAGCCGATTAGACCTGGACGACGACGGCGTCGGTCCCGATGATCTCTGCGACGAAGTTCTTGCTGTGGTCGGCCGCTGCGGCCTTCTTGACCGTGCCGTTGCCGCCGCCGATTGCGGTGTCACCAGCCGCGATTGCATCACCGGCCTTGACCGGCAGGACATTTGCGAACTTCAGAGCAACGGCGCCGATGAGCTGACCTTCGACCTTGCGGTCTTCGACAGTTGCCAGACGGCCGATGATGGTGTCGCCATCGCCCGCGAGCTTGACGGTGTTGGCAGCTGCGCCGAAGGAAACGGCCTTACCGACGTCAGCCGCAACGATGCCGGCTGCGAGCGTGAAGGTCAGGTGAAAATCTTCGAAGTGGAAACCACGAAGACTTACTTTGGTGTGGAAGGATGCCATGGGGTATGTTCTCCGTGGTTTCGGGGATTAGCGCTTCAGACGGAAAGCCGTGGCGCGAGGCGTAGCCGCGCCCGACAGGTCCGTTGGAGTATCTTTGGAAGTGCCGCCGGCCTTGATCACGAGAGCATCGGAATGTTCAGTGATAAGAGCCGAGAGTTCAGCGACATCAGTCGGAACGGCGACATCGAGTTTGCCGACCTTGGTCAGGACGTTCTTGGCGACCGCCGAGAGAGCTGCGACCGCAGCGTCACGAGCAGCAGTGACACCAGCGATGTCAGCAGCCTTGGCCGTTTCCAGCTGACCGGTCAGGTCGACGATGGTTGCATCACGCTCGACAACGGTAGCTTCGAGCGCCGTCACCTTTGCAGCGGATGCGGTGAGGTCGATCTGGGCTTTAGTCAGATCCGCCGTCTTCGCGGTCAGATCTGCGACGAAGGCAGAGATATCCATGGGTGTTTCCTTGGTAGCGGTGAGGTTGAGGACGAGCGAGTTCGGGTCCATGCCGGTCGCCGCGAGGCGCTCGAAGGACTCACCGAAGTGGGACTTTTCGCGGGTAACAATGCGGGCGTTCTGAGCCCCACCCTGGCCAACCAGGGACATTTCCCAGAAGTTGGCCAGGCCACGCATTTGGCCATAGACGCCAGCCTTGCCGAGCTGGTTGCCGTCGTTGTCCATGCCCGACCAGATGTTCTCGGACGTGGCATCGGGGCCGAAGTAGTCGAAGCCGGATTTGGAGTTCAGGAGCTGCTTGGACAGGATCGAGACGGAGACCTGATCCACAGTTCCGGCTTCGATCTTGGTCGCCTGCTCATTGGCAGTCGGATCGAGGAAGAACAGGACGCGGAGCTCGGACTCGACGCCCGTGTCGACCACTTCACCGTGGAAGACGCGGCCGATCGGGAGCGGCTCTTTGTTGTGCTGGATTTGAACAGGGCGGGACTCACGACGCAGTTCACTCGCCATCTCCAGAAGGAAGTTGCGGTCGGCGCGGGCGCCCTTGTAGAGATAATGCTCTTTGCGGATGGGAAGCGTGTTGAAAGCGATCGCCTCGTAAACACGCAGCGCGTCGAGATCCACATCGCCAGCCGAGGCTGTGATGAGGTCGCGAATGCGTTCGGTTTTTTCGATCTGCTTCATCTGTTTCAGCGTCCACTTGGGGTCCACTGACAGATGGAAGTTTACTGGCTGAACTTCAATTAAGTGCTTGATTCATAATGATGAACTATGCATCATTTGACGCTAGCTCCGGACCCCATCCACCACAGGGATGACTGACACTGGGCTCAAGGTAGTACCAGCCTGAAGAACATACCTTCCCATCTAGGGGAGGCGGCTGATATCTACATCCTCGATGACAACGATCGGATAGTGGAGAGTAACGATGGGAAATGATCTCGGACCGCACCACCAGATGGTGACTTTGGCTCAACAATCAGCGACCAAGTATGAGATGGGTGACAGCGATACGTTGGACGCCCTCATCGCTACTGTGATGGACGAGATAGAACCTTACCTGGCATTCGACACCATTGATCATTCGGGCTTTCTGAACAAAATTCGCGGGCCCTTGGTAATGTCCTTGGGTGCAACGCCTGAAGGCCGTCGCCGGGAGTATCTTTCTGCGCTAACCGAAACGCTCCATTCACGTCTGACGCAGCTTTAAGCAACCCACGAAGAGGTGCATATGCACCTGGTCTTTCCGCCGCTCCAAGTTGGGTTTGACAAATGCCGTTACCCTATGTAGACTTCTCTACATGGAAGAAGTTCGCCTCACCCCCCAGACCATCAAGGTCTTACAAGCTGTTCTCGAGCGGCCACGCGATGGCCGTTCGGGTGCTGAAATCGCGAAAGACACCGGCCTCGCTTCCGGTACGCTCTACCCGATCCTCATGAGGCTCGAGAAAGCTGGTTGGTTGGCCAGCGAGTGGGAAACTGGAGATCCATCGGAACTCGGACGACCTCGGAGGAGGTTCTATCGGGTCACGGCATCTGGTGCGAACGCGGTCAATAAAGTGAGGAACGACTTGACTGTTGGGGGAGCTGTTCAATGGGCTTTCTAACAACGGGCGCTATTTGGATCGGCGCAGCTCTGGGTGCAGTTGCCGTCAAGGTTCTTGCGGACGAATTTAAGGACTGGTCTCCCCGCATTGCTCAAGTTCTTCTCAGGGCTGCAGTGCGAAGAGCACCTGCGGACCTTCAAGAGCGTTGGAGTGAAGAGTGGGCTGCTCACCTGAATGATACACCAGGGGCGCTCGGCAAGATATTTCTCGCGCTAGGGTTCAACTTTGCGGCTGCGGAGGCCTCCGGATCTCATCGAACGTTATTAATAAGGCAGCTTGACCTACACGTGTCTGCCTATTCACTGTTCGTTTTTGGACCGATTTTTTTGGTGGTTGCCGCGTGTATCAAAGCAGAGGGATCTGGAAGTGTCTTTGTCAGACGTAAGGTCTATGGGCGAAACCTGGTTCCATTTTATGTTCTAAAGTTCCGGACAACTCGAGCGACCGACTTAGGCGATGAGGTCACTAAAGTTGGTCGCTTCCTGCGACGGACTTCGCTAGACGAATTACCTCAGATGATAAACGTGTTTAGGGGTGAGATGTCGATCGTTGGAAGAAGAGCGCTGGGTAAACAGACGGTGATGTTGCTCCGCGACTCACCACCGAAGCTTCAAGAATTAGCAGAGGTTAAACCTGGTTTGACAGGGCCCGCCCAAATACACCCTTCAACCGATCCAGAAATCTTATTGGAGAGGGAGCTGGATTATGCGCAAAACAAATCTCTCTGGACCGACATTAAAATTATCGTGCGGACTATCCCAGCGGTGCTTCTCAACCGATCTTCTTAACCTGGTTGCTCTTCGCCATCTTTGAACCTTTCGGCGCCAGCGAACGCCCGAGTGGGTCGTCGTTCGGCGTCACCTCATCGGCGCGGGAGCCGGCTGGTGCCGGTGTCATGAAACCAGTGCCGCTCAGCTCCGGAGCGCCTTCCGGCGGGAGCCGGTGGTACATCTGGAGGTGATACTCGAGATCCGTGATGAGGCCGTGGGACAGATCCGTCAGCAGGCGGCTCTGGCGCATCGTCAGCTGCGGTTCCAACTCCAGCTCGGGTCGTAGCTCACCTTTGACGAAGATCACCTCAGCAAAGCCCTGGTAGCCGTCCTGATGGATCATGAAGGAGAAGATGTTGCTGAGCACCGCGGCAACCGGTGTGTTCAGCTCGTCGGCGTTCATTGCCGCGATACGCGCTTCGACAGATCCAGTGTTCACGCCTGCCTGACCTCGGCCGATAACCGTCGCCATCGTCTTCAGGCCTGCCTGGTTCTGGGCGTTGAGGGTATCGATGACCTTGGAGATGTCCATACCCGCACCGGGGGACTTCTCGTTCATGATGCCTGGCTCGACCGAGTCCATATGCACGAAAGCAGTGTCGGCGCGGATATCCATCACCGAGTTCTGGATCTCACCCATGCGGGCGTTGATCCATTCCTTCTGTTTGGCTTCGTCGAGCTTGACGTTCGCCGGCATGTTCTTTCGCAGAACCTCTTCGACGACCTTCACCTCGAGGCGAGGATAGCCCGTGTATTGCATGATGCGGTAGAGGTCGTTGATAACCTGCTGACGGGCGGCGATCGTGTTGATGGTGGAGACGAATGGGCTGTTCGAATAGATCTTGGTCGGGTTCTGGCGATAGTAAGAGACGAAGAACGTCGGGATGTCGAGATTGATACCATCCGTCATGCCCGACACCTTTTGGCGGGGTTTGTATTCACCAGGCTTCCGTTCGAACCACTCAACCGAATTAAGATCGACGTTCCGCAGGTCGGCCGGCAACATCTTCTCGTCCATGACCAGCTCGATGCCGATGCCACCGCGGAGCAGCACCATGTAGCGGAACTCCTCGCACCACTGCTCGAGGTTCTGCTTCATCTGGAAGCCCTTGGTATAGTCCGTGGGCACGCTCATGAACTTGATGCGCTGCAGCAGCGCCTTGGTCGCCTCAGCGTCGATCTGCCCATCCAGGTCGCGGACAAGGATGATCGGCTGGGTGTTGGCCATGGTGAGATAGGCCGACACAGCGGCCGATACATCTGGGTCGTGCTCAAAGAGCTGCACCATCAGGGTGCGGGCATCGTCTGACGCACGGGACGAGAAGATGTCCGTCAGATGGTCTTGATACTGGGGCGCGGTAAGGATGTTCTGCGACTGCTGCGGGGTGTACGTACCCGTCGCAGAGATACCACCACTCTTGGCTTTGGATTTCGGGGCGATGATGTTGAGGATTGCGCTGCCCAAACCGGCCATGTGGGTGTCCCTAAATTCGTCCGAGAGATATGGGGCTGCGATGCTTGCGGTTCACGCCAAGCCTTGCTGCATTTCCCATCGGAATGATGATGTTTGAATGGGTGAATTGGGTACGCGGATCTTCCTGGTGGAAGTCGATGGTCGTGTTCACCCGCATGGCGAAGAACAGATAAGCGAGGGCGTGGAAGAAGTGGTCATTGCCGGTCAGCTTCTGCCAGCGGGCCGGGATCTCTTCCTTCGTCTTCTCGTTGACCTCGTGCTCCATTCGGACCATGTCCTGCAGGTGATCGAGGATCAGGCGCTGCATCCGACCGTAGCCGTACATGGACACCTTGCGCTTGCGGATGGCGCCGGCCACGGTGTCAATCATCGTCGTGCGGTTGCCACGAACGTGGCTGAGCTGGTCGAGTTCGTCGTTCATCATCTGAACAGGTGCGGCACCTGTCGACGAGGCATATTCCACCGGCAGGATGCGGCCCGCTGACAGGTCGCGGATCTCGTTCGCAAGAGGTGTGTAAGGGTTGCGGTCCATGCAACCGCCGATGACATTGTAGGTCGAGAGGATCGCATTGACCTCATCGACGAGGACATCAGCCGTCACCTGGCGGAAGTCGAAGACGATCGGATACCCCTGCCCCATGTGCGCCAGGACAATGTGACATGTCAGGCCGACGTCGATACCTAAGAACACCGGCTCGTTGGAGATCTCAACCTTCCCCTCGCCTCTCATGACGGCGAGGATGTCGACCTCGCTGAGGCGGGCGCTGGCGTCGTTGTAAGCCTCTCCCAGCACGGTGTTGTAAAAGCGGCGGATCGCGTCCTTGGCTTTGTACTTGACCAGCTGGTCGACGATGTAGCTGGGTTTGGCGATCCTATGGACGCAGAATGGACTTACGCGGTAACCACGAGTGCGGCGCCCAGGATAGCGAGGCACCCAATGCCGCAGCGAAGGATCAGCGGTGTTAAGACGCTTGCCACAATGTTCACAGCGAATGTAGGCGGCTCCAAGGTCCAGCTTGTCAGCAAGTTCTGAGTCGATTTCTGACAGGTCATTGATATCTCCGGACAGGCCTGGAAGGCACACGAATTTCGGGTTGAAATATGGGATGTTGTAGTGGTTGCAGGCTTCACACTTCAGCATGTATTCGTGCTGATCAGAGGCCAGGAAGCCCTTGTGGACGCCGAAACCTTCGAAGGTCGGGGTCGAGAATGACTGCGTGATTTTGTAGTCCGAACCCTGAAGACGTGACTGGTATAGAGCCAGCATCTCCTGATCAGCCAGGTCAATTTCGTCCTGAAACAGAGCGTCCGCGTTAATAGAGGTCGCGTCCGACTCTTTACCCCCGGTGAAGAACCCGAAGGACTGGTTGATCTGGTAGAGGCCGACTGACCGTACTGGCTTGCTGGCGCCGTTGGTCATGTTGAAGACCTGCTCGCCGTCGATCAGCGGCCCGAAACGGGTCTGCGATACGCGCTTGAACATCACGTCAGTGGGTAGGGAGAAGATCGCGTTGATCGCTGTCGTGCGGGTTAGGAAAGCCGCGAATTTGCGGAGCTGGACTTCGGTGAGACCGATCTGGGAGCACTTGATAACATACATATCGGGGTGCATGTCGTCGACGATCTGGCGCTGAAACTCGTACCCGTCGAAGCTAAACTGCTTCTTGCGGAGGTGGGTATTTCTTTCGATCCACTCCGACTGAGACATATTGACCGAGTCTTCCGCAAATCGCTGGCGCAGTTGTGAGCGAAAATCGGTCAGATAGTCGTTACGGTACATTGAGAGTTTATATGGTGATCGCGCCAGAGATTTGCAAATTGCGCCGAGAGTACAGGGTACTCAGAACTGTCGGATGTAGCCAAATGACCACTCATTTTCTACATCGGTCTCCGACAGTCACGGAGCTACCATGCAATCCACATATTTTCCGAACATCTCGGAGGACCAGATCCTCCTGATTACCCGAGTGTTCCGCAACATCGCGGAAAACAAAGACTTCCTCAACAACCCGAAGTGCCCCTATCCGCAGACCGTGAAGGACTTCTTCACTCAGCAGGTCGCAGTCAGCGCCGAAGTGCCTGATCTCTTCGAGGGTGACGAGGTCGTCGCGATCAACATTCAGATCCAGAAGATCATCAATGACCTCGAGGCCTACGGCCAGGGGCTTGGTGCCGGCGATACCTCCGAGAAGCTTCAGTACTTCAAGACCAAAACGTCCTTGGTCGAGAAGCTCCTCAACAACCTCGAGCGGGCGGCAAACCTCAAGCAGATCAACGAGTTTCGGTCGATCGTCATCCAGTTCATGGATGAAGTCCTCAGCAAGGATCAGATCACGGACTTCATGAAGCGTATCGACGGAGTGCTCAGCAATGGTCAGTAACATCTTCGCAAGCCATGCTCAGTTGTATTGGGACGCTGGCCTTCCCGCGATCCCGCTGATCTACGAAAATAAGCGCCCCGCGATCCCTCGCTGGCAAACGTATTCCGACGCCTTCCCGACCAAGGAAGAGCAGCAGGGCTGGCTGAATGCCTTCGCATCCGGAAACATCGGTCTGCCGATGGGCCCGAGCGCCGGCCTCGTCGCAATCGACATCGACTCCGAAGATCCGGTTGTCCTGCAGGTTCTCGACCGCATCCTGCCGCCGAGCCCGTGGCACCGCGTCGGCCGCAAGGGTCGAGTCCAGGTCTACCGTTGGTCGGGCGAGCGGACGGCTCGTATCAAGGCCGAAGACGGCTCGATGATCTGCGAAATCCTGTCGAAGGGCACCCAGTTCGTGCTGCCGCCCTCGATCCATCCGGACACCAAGCTGCCCTATACGGCGAATGGTAACCTCTGGGAGATCGCCAAGAACGCCCCTCCCCTGCCGATGGATTTCGAACGGGTACTGAAGAGCGCCCTCCGCGAGGCCGGCATTGCGGTGTCCACCGGTGGTGGCAACAAGAGTGCCAGCTACGTGCCAGCCGGTGCTCGTGACGCGACAATGGTATGGATGGCGGGCCTCCTGGCCCGGGCTGTGCTTCGCGGCGAGCGTTCGCTGCTCCAGGTTCTCGGTGAGATGAAGGCCTGGGTCGACAACTTCGTCGAGAAGGTTGTCGGGGATCCACTCTCTGTCGACAAGGCTCAGGCGAAGGTCGTCGAGTTTCTCGTCCGCGATGTGACGTCGGAGGCTCGCAAGGCTCTGCCGCTGGGTTGGGACGAAGGTCTCAGCGAGGAAGATCTCGATAAACTCGGCCTCTCCTTCACGGAAGACGACAAGACGTGGTCCGTCCAGATGATCCTCGATTATCTTGCGGCTGAGGTAGAGCGTCACCCAGATCCGCGGTCGGAAGGCCGGATGAATGCCGTGAATGTCGCTCTGGACCGGATCGTCCGCGCCAATCCGACAATGGGACCGCTCGAGGAAGCGATGGTCCTGAAGTTCATCGCCAACCAGCAGACCAATGTTCTGTCGCTGACTGACCTGAAGAAGCAGCTGCTGACCCTTCGCCGCGGCGATATCACGGGTGAGACGCACGCCGAGCTGGCCGAAGCCTGCCTCAACTTCCTGAAGGTCTATGGCGACGTCCGCTATGACGCCTCGAAGTTCTGGCAGTGGCGGGGCGCCGCCTGGGTTCAGTGCCAGGAAGCTGAGCTGCTGAAGATCATCGCTGAGAATTACGGCTCCTATCCTGCAGGTCGCCGCCAGGGTGACCACACCGGCATTCTGAAGGTGATGAAGGCGCTCGCTGCAGCTCCGCTCCGGAACTCGTACGTCAAGGGCGTGAACTTTGCCAATGGCTATCTGACCGAGAACCTCGAGCTGGTCGCCCACGCCGAAGACTACGGCATGACCTATACCCTGCCCTACCGGTACACACCCGAGAAGGCCGGCCACATGCCGATGTTTGATGCCTTCCTGAACGATTGCTGGGCTTCGGACGCAGACTATGGTGACAAGCTGTTGGCCCTGCAGGAGGCGATCGGCGTCTCCCTGATGGGTAAGGCGCCGTTCTTCGAGATGGCGTTCCTGCTGTTCGGCCAGGCTGGTTCCGGCAAGTCCGTCCTCCAGTCGATCATGAAGGGTCTGGTGCCTTACGGCTCGAGCTCGTCGATCGCGCCGACCGACTGGGGCGATAAGTTCCTGCCGGCCGAGATGTTCGGCAAGGTCATCAACTTCGCAGGCGAGCTGTCGGAGTCCCGGCCCATCCCAGGCGATATCTTCAAGAAGATCATCTCGGGCGAAGAGCTCACGGTGCAGTTCAAGAATGCCCAGCCGTTCAGCTTTGAGCCGGAAGCGGCTCACTGGTTCAATTCGAACTTCCTGCCAAAGACGCGCGACAGTTCGGAAGGCTTCAATCGTCGCTGGCTGATCCTCGAGTTCAACAATCGCGTCGATCCGTCGAAGCGGATTATCGATCTCGACAGCCAGATCCTCGAGCACGAGCGGGAGGCAATCGTCGCCTGGGCGGTCCAGGGTTACAAGCGGCTGATGGACATGGGCAAGTTCACGGTCCCGACGTCGTGCCTGGCTCTGATCGACGCAATGGCAGCGGACAACAACACCGTCCGTCACTTCCTGACGTCGCCTGGCACGGTTCTGAAGTGGGGCGCCGAGCAGTCGATCTCGCTGGCCGAGCTGCATACTCACTACTGGCAATTCATGCTGGCGACCGGTTCGTCCAACCGCGCCAACATCACGAAATTCACGAAGCTGATGAAGGAGCTGAGTGGCAGCATGCCGTTCCAGATCGACATCCGGCAGGGCAACGAACTCTTCTACCTGGGCGTCGGCGCATGAGCTGGAAGGACTTCGTCATCATCGCGGTTTTCGTCGCGTTCTTCTCAATCCCCTTTTGGATCAACTGACATGACTAGACTTGGAAATCTGCTCTATTTTCTCATGATCTGGGCCGCGATTGGGGCTCTGGCGTCAATTGGAGGCACAATCTGGGGGCTTTGGTGGCTGTTTACGCACATCAGCATCGCGGTTCTGTAGTCATCCGCATCGTCAAAAAACGGCCTCCAGGTGCCGTTCCGATCATCAAAAGGCGCCCTTGAGGCGCCTTTATCTTGAGAATCTTCCGGCAGAGGAGATGAGAGTAAGGATGCCTAGGCTCTGAAGCTTTTCTTGAAGCTCTGGGCTCAATGAGGTGACCCCACCAGTGTTGAGATCTTCAATCAACAGGTTCAATTGCTCCTTGTTGAGGCGGGTGTAATGCTTTCGTAAACCTCTCGAGCCGGTCCAAGGGAATAGCGGGTACATAGCTTTTGGTAAGAAGTGGTCCACCTCTTGATCTCGACCCGAAAGTAAATCGGCCCATTTTACACCCACTCCCTGAAGTGCGATGTCGCCGAAATACCTGTACATTGACCCGACAGCCGAAGGTGCGAGCTTCTCAGCGGTATGAGAAGTGATGTTGATCTCTCGACGTACCGATTTGGCGAAGGTCTCATCGACTCCTTCTAGGAACACTTCCACAGTTGGAGCCGGGACCGCTGCGAGAACGTGTGCGATGCGCGCTTCGCCCGCCGCAGCCAAGACTCCCGCGTTAAACAAGTCGGCGCCCAACATGAAAAGCTCGTCGCGGAACGCGCCCTTGTCGAGCGGGAAGGCTAGGAGCGTGCTTTGTAGTGAACTTAGGAACTCTGCGAGCGTCTCATCGCTCTCAGCAATCGAGGCAGAAAGCCTTCTAAGCTGCTTTGGCGAAGTGTTGGCCAGGTTCATCTTTGATACCTTCTGCGGGATCAAACCGCTATTCAAGACCCAAATATAGCCCTTTGTAGGTCAAAAGTGAATGAACAGCCTTCAAATGTTCATCCGTCTGATGAGGCCTTTGCCCATACCTCCCCGAACGCCGGTTGATCTTCCATAGTGTCTCGTCACCGTCTTCCAATCTGAGGACAATTTCTCCACCGATCCTAGCCTCTCTATTCCCTTCCAAAAGAGAAGGATGACCTAGACGACCGACTACACCTTTTTCGATATCGTCCTTCAACTGTTCTACCGCGTAATTCTCCCGTACATAGGGCATAAGGTACTCGCCGTTGGATGCGTGAACGATCTCTTCAAAAGCGAAGTGGATAATTCCCTTGATGTCCATGACCCACAGGATCACCATTTTCTGGTTCAGAACGCGTGTGATTTCGAGCAGGTTGGCACTTTCAAGATAGCTCTTCAGACCTGCGATGCCTGCGTCGTCGAGTTCTTGCCGCGAGTTTGGTTTGTATCGAAGTTCTAATGGCTCGATATCTCTGCCAGCTGGGGCGCAGGGTCCAAAGACCTCTAAATCCGGTATCATATATGGGAGTCTCGGTGCACACGCTCAGGTTTGAGGGGCTTTATGCGCTAAACGGACTGCATTTTGCAAGTACACTATACTCACGCACTTCAGGGGTGGCGCTCAGAACCGTGGTGCAAGTATCTTTAGGTCATCGAAACGCGGCTCGGAGGCCTATGATAGCAGTCGGAAAACTCAAAAATTTCCCAGAGTTTGTCTGACCCCATTAAGGCCAAATAGCTCAATTCTATCAGATAATTAGGTGGTACCCTTCGGTTCCAATCCAGGTGTTGGAACAATAGAGTAATCACAGTTGATCGAGAGATCGACGAGGGAAGCGGGCCAAAGGCTCGCGGCCTGCCGGGAGAGGTGTGTCCTCTCTCTGGTCTCCCCCGCGGGGGATGGTTCAACTCTCCCCCGCGGGGGAAACGGAAAGGGAAACGGAAATGACAACGGAAACTAAGGTGCTCGGATACGCGGTCAAGACGGTTGCTGATCGTATCGCGGCCATGGACATTGACGCACAAGGCAACGCCGAAAAGGCGGCTTGGAAGCGGTATATGGGCCTGTCCATGCTGGCTATGGCCAAGGGCGTCAGCAAGAAGAACATGTCCACGGCAGTGTTCGGCAAGGATGTCAAATCATCCAAGAATTTCGACAACATGTGGTCGCTGGCCGAAAAGGCGCGACACAATCCCCTCTTCATGGGCAATCGCTCATGGGACGACATTCGCGCCATGGCCATTGATGAAGCCTTGGATACCGTGATCCTGATGATCAACGCCCATATGAGCGTGATCGATGTTGGCGGCAAGAACGCCTATGGGCCGCTTGCCGGCATGTCTCTTGAAGAGATTGCCGCAAAGAAGGCCAACGACGAAGCCGATGCAGCACAAGAGGCGCAAGCCACCGCTGCCAAGCTGGAAGCCGATGCAGAGTCCGCAAAGGATGCAGAAGCCAAGGCGCAAGACGCCGCTTCCGCCAAGCCGGAACGCACGCCGGCAGAGGCCGCAATCGGGGCGCTTGCCGATGCGAGTCGCGACGACATGATGCAGGTGCTCGCCCACATCGTCACTCGGTTGAGTGTCGAGGACATGGCCATGGTTCAAGAGCAACTCACGGCCATGGTGGTCAATGCCACCACCGCAGCCGAACCGATGGCCCTCGCCTCCTAAGACCCAAGGCTCCCCCGCGGGGGAGCCTTACCTCCGTCTACAACCTAGACGCGCGAAACCTTCCTCTAAAACCGCGAAAACCGGGATTTCGAACATGATCCTCGAAACAACCAATCCGAAATACAAAACCCGCCCCCAAATTCCAGCCGGCCGCAAGTTCAGCTTCGCGACCCAGGATCGGGTCGAGGCCGAATATATGTCGCATGGTTCACGAGCCATGAGCCGCGGTGAGCTGCAGACCGAGCAGTTCGTGGATCGCAAGCCCCATGAGGCACCTAAGCCGATCCGGAACCGCGAACCCGAGCCACGGCCAAATCGATCGAGCCTGACGCTGTTCAACGAGACCCATGATGCGCCGCTCTGGCTCATCATCGACCGGACCACGGGTCACATCTTCGCTCGGGTTCGCGGTTCGCTGCCCTGGATCGTCGACCAGGTGCGGCTCGCGGCTCACCAGCTGGGTGGCGCCGAGAAGGATCTTTATTACAGGAGGGCACACTGACCATGTTCTGGAACACATTCGAGCACGGCTATTCGGACGCCGTGCATGGGAAGCAGCGAGCGCTTGGCTCGAAGGACTACCGCGAGGGTTTCGATCGAGGCGTCCGCTACATGAAGAGCCAGAAGGCTCTTGAGCTGGCGATGATCGGGATCGTCGGGGTGGCGGTGGCCATTGCTGCCTTCATCTGGATCACGGCCAAGGTGTCGCCGGTATGACAGAGTATTTTTATCTCGATGCCAAGGGTCGGATGCTCGGCTCCTTGATGGCCTGGAATTTTCGCGATGCCCATGCGTGGCTCGCGAGGCAAGGCATCTCGTATCATGAGGTGACGAAGTTCAAGCCTCGTGTTCGCAAGGGGCGGGATCGCAGGCTAGCAGCTCTGTGACAGGATCGGGTTCGGGTTCGGGTTCGGGTTCGGGTTCGGGTTCGTACCAGTGGGGGTGGAGGGGCCAGTACACTATACTCGGTTGAGCCTGAATGTGTCGGATTTGGACCGTTTTTGGTTATACTTCTTATTTTTCTTCTACTTTCCCCTAAAGAAGAAAAAGAGAGTATAGTGTACTGAAAATGTTCTAGAGAGCTCGACCGGTCCCGATTTCTCAGCGAAATCAAACCACCATTGTGGTGAAGATCGTCACAGCGGCCCACCAGCGGCCCTTCTCCCCTACAGGGGATGACAGACCAACCAACCTCACAAACCGCGCTGGTGACTCGCCCTGAGTCAAACAGTCCACATCCGAACCTGATCCGCGATCCAGATCCTCGATTTGCGATCCATATGGAGCTGAACCATGTCCAACGACTTCATGAAAATGAAGCGCAAGCTGATCCGTGAGATCAAGCGCCTCATCCGACCCCTGCTTTATGACAGCGGCTACCGCAAGGCTCTCGATCCAAAGCAGGGCATCTTGGGACCGAGCCGAGCATGGAAGGTCTGGCGCCCAGGCGACAACACACCATTCAAACTCCGTGGCGGCTATAAGCTGACTGAGTTCTTCGCCTTCTACGAGGACGGCATGATCACCGACGCATACGGAGGTGGGGCGGTGTTCGAAGCCTATGAAGATTTTCCCGTCGAGGATCTGCACCGGCTCCGCAGTTGGGTACTGAGGAAGCTCGGTCGTGATTGAGGTCCAGAACACATATCAGGGCTACGACCGTCATTGGAACTGGGGCACCCGCACCAGTACCCACAAGCTGTCGAACCGATGCCACGCTCGTCTCGTTCGCGAGGCCCGCAAACACTTCGACGGGTTCGGGATCGATTTCAGCCAGTACGGCGAGCCGGTCGTGATCCTACACGACAAGATCATCGCCCAGGTCGAGTGGACCCACAAGACGAGCCAGCGCCAGATCCGCCTGCTCGAGGTGTGGTTCGACGAGAGAACCGGCGCCATCCTGCAGTGCGGGCAAAACTACGGCGACCTCGTCTCTTAATTTACCAATCTACACAACCATAGGCTGATACCATGCGTCTGACTTCCGAATTTGCAATCATCAGTATCGAAGGCGACCGCTCGAAGCTTGCCAAGCACTTCGCGGCCCTCCCCCGCGAGGCCGGCCCCTGCCCCGAGAACCTTCGCATCCCAATCACGATCGTCGGCTACCTCGACGGTGTCTGGGGCAAGGACGACGGGATCGATCAGGAGTTCACAGTCGCGGTGACAAGTGTCTCGTGAGCAGAAACTGCTCAGCAAGATCAAGCACTGGGCTCAGTCGAAGTGCCCCTGCCACGAAGAGACGCCGAACCCGTGCCCACTGTGCGGAGCGTCAGTCGAGAACCTCGAGCCTTGCAAGGCAGTCGAGAACACCTTCCCCCGCGACATCCTGAGAGAGATCAATGACATCCTCCGTACTTGAATTGCTGACGCGAGCCCAGGATCTGATCCGCGATCCGGCCCACTGGACCCAGGGCGTCAACGCTCGAGACAAGAATGGTTTTGAGACCAATGGCTTTGGCGATGAGGCTGTCTGCTTCTGCTCCTATGGTGCCTTCTATCGCATCACCGCCCGCGTTGATGACGATCTTCAGCGGGCCGTAAAGCACGCTCTTGGCCAGGCCGTCAAAGAGCGGATGGGTGAGAGCTTCCTCATCGCAACATTCAACGACACCCATACCCACGCTGAAGTCATGGCGATGTGGGACCGAGCAAAGGAGCTCGCAGCATGACCGTCTACCTACATCTCTTTCATGGCAGAAACACAGTCGACGAAGAGCTCGACGACTGGGGCTTCGATGGTGGCGTGCTGGGACCGTTCAAGTACCTGCACATGACCTACTGCAGCGACCTCAAGTTCTCGATGGAGGAGAGTGCCTATCGAGCGATCTTCCCCGATGACACCAAGGCCACTGCCTATGAGGGCTTCATCGAAGGTCATTTCGAGACCACCGAGGGTCTGATCATCCACCAGGCCAAATACTACGGCGACTTCTCGATTTGCACTCGAGACGTCTTCGAACAGGACAAGCTTCTGAAGCCCGAGGTGACAGCGTAATGGACAAGAAACCACGCATCGCGATTCTCAGTGGCGGGCACAGCCTTGGTTTGGCTGCTGCCGCAATCATGGCGGCAGGTCATCGAGTCGATCTGGTGTCGGCCGATGCTCTTCGGACCCCGGAGCTGGATCTCTATCCCGACCCGCGTCGGTTCCTCGAACATGAACCGTTGAGGTTCTATCCCGAACCCAGCCGGTACTCATTCGATGGCCTCCGGCGAGAGACGCCCAACCCACGAGGGCCGGCTGATCCCAACCGACATGCGAAGCGTAAGGCTCAGCGGTTGGCGCGGAGGAAATCTCGTTGAAGGTCGTCATCACCCAAACCTCGCAGGGTCCGCGAACTGACGCTCAGTACACCGGACCTTGCGGCTCACCGATGGCAGCTCGGTTCTGGGGCGTGATGTCGCCCATGGAAGTGGAGCGCCAGCTCAAGATCAACCGAGCCCTCGACGCTCAGCAAAAGAAAGCTGCATCGTGAACAAGACCTCACTCATCCGAACCGGCATCATCGCCTGCGCCTGTATCGAGTTCTCGCCCCCGAGCCCCTCACCTGACCCGATCAGCCAGCAGCTCGCCATCTGCGGTGACACACCTGAGCCGGTTATCATCCTGAACGGGACGCGCTTGCCAATGTCGGCCGAGCAATTCTCCGCTGCGGTGAAGCTGGTCCACGACTGCCGGGATCTCGTGATCAATGGCGCAAGGGGTTGATCATGCAGCAGCTCAAATCAGCAGCTGGCAATCGCAGCCAGCACTTCGCGAACCTGAACCAGTACCAGACGCCCGTCCAGGCGCTCGGCAATTGGTGGCAGATCGACGAAGCGATCTACGACGAGTTCCTCGAAATGCTCCCTCCCGCCTACTGCGTCGGCGGCTTCCGCATGATCGAGAGGCTCACCGATAACATCGCTGCGACCTTCCTCAAGGTCGGTGATCGCTTCTTCTGCGGCTACACGGACTGCACCGTCTCCCCAGGCGTGATGCTGATCCACATTCGGGAGGAGAGCCTTGTCCCATCAAATTGAAATCTCAATCGACGTCGACGTCACCGCAGGGGTCGCCTTCTGGATTGATCAGGAGGAATGGGATGCCCTCGACGATGACGAAAAGCGAGTCCGCATCGGAGCCGTGATCGATGACGTCGCGGCCGAACTTTCTAACGACATTATCAGGTTCCGCACCGGCAACCTGTCAGCATCCATCATTGGACCGGAAGACGACAAGATCGTCCTCAGCACGGTCCAGGTTTACGATCCGGAGGCCACATGACCCAGATCAACGATGCTGATTTCGACGGGGACATCGCAAAGGGTGGCACTTGGAAGAACGTCACGCTCGCCAGCTTCGAAGCACTTCAGAAGGTGGCCGAGGGCAACGCAACCTCGTTCGTCTGGGGCGACGAAGGCCGGTTCAAATCCACCGGCAGCTTCGAGTTCAACGGCGACCACAAGGACTTCCAACCTCTGCTGATCGACAAGGTGTCGGCGCAGATGATGCTGACACTCCATGGCGCTCTCGAGAAGCCCGAGAACAAGGCCAAATTCGAGACTTGGGTTGGCAAGTGCCGCGGCCACTTTGGTTATCTCTTCGAACTGACCCAGGAACGGGTCAACATCACAGGATTTACCAGCCGATGAAGATCATTCTGACTGAACGTGAAATCCGCTTGGTCATCGGCTGCATCCTCAACGTCCGAGATCAGAACGACGCGGGTGGCTCAGATGAGCAAAATGCGGAGGCCGCAGAACTCGACGTGATCTTGACCAAGATCTCTGACCAAACAGGAGAAGATGTTTCACCATGAAGATCACGTTTAACACCGGCCGGCTCTACACAGCGCTCGGCCAGGTCATCACGGTGCTCGTTCTCGAGAACCAGAACTCGACCCTGTTCATGGATCACAGCCGCGGGATCGGCGGGCAAATCAAGGGCACACCACCACTGGGCACCAGCATCCCACACTGGGTCATGGGTGCCTACGATCGAGGCTGTTACACGCCCGATCAGGATGCCATGAACCTCGATCGGCTCGACACGATCCTCAATGTGAGGATCTGATGGAAGAACGAACCATAGTCGACCCCGAGTTCGACGACTTCGAAATCGATGATCTGATCCCAGATGCAGATCACGAGTGATGGCACGGTCTTTGGCAACCCAGATCCGGAACTGATTGCCCACACTCACCGTCAGCAATCCCTCTTCAACACCAAGATGATTTCGTACCGTGTCCGCAACGGGCGCCCCGAGGTCATCATCAACTTCCGGACTAAGACAAACATGCCGGCCGTCTACATGACCGCCGGAATGTATCCGGACCTCGTCGATATCGAGGTTCTGACACCCTCCTTCGTCATCGTGTCCACGCCATATCGGCGGGACGAAGACGTCGAGCAGATGCGCCAACATTTCCAGGCGGTCTACCAACTCACCCTCTTCTAACCAAGGACGCACCACTATGGTTGTTGCAACCGCCGTGAAACCGGCGGGTGGCTTCGTGCTGCCTGCTGATATTACCCGCTGGTCGGATCTCATCACCTCAACCGCGAATACTAAAGGGCTCGACCCGCTGCCTCTTGCTGGCACCACCAACGTCTACTTCAACATGTTATTGTTGACGAGCGAAGGCCGTGTGATAGCTGACCGAGCACTCCTCTTGAGCCTCAAGGAGCTGACGCACTTCTACAGCTACTGCCAGCATGTCCACATCTTCCGAACTGGCGGTAAGCTCGATGCCTACGATTTCTTCTACGATGAGGTTCGGGCGTCCTTGGAGAACAACCCATGGGTGGGCAAACCGTGGTTCAACGAGAACATGTTACGCTGGGCCGAGCTGCTGCCGCGTCCATCAGAAACTCAGCCAGGTCTCATCGCGTACTTCCAGAATGCTGAGAAGCGGGCGCGGAACATTCGGACACCCATTAAACCCGGGCGCTTCCTGACGAAGTTCTTCTCGGACGTCCTCACTGAGACTCAGATCCACGAGCTCGCACTGGACTGGTCGAACGAATATGACTTGTCGAAGGCGAAGATCACGCAGGATGCCGACGAGATCGAGGACATCTATGTGAACGGACCCAGCTCCTGCATGGCTGGCCGCTACTCCTCACCTCACCCTTCCCGCGTCTATGCTGGACCGGATCTTGGCGTGGCATATCTGGGTAAGACGGACGACCCCTCGGCCCGAGCGGTTGTTTGGCCAGAGCGTAAGATCTACGCGACACCATATGGTGATACGTCGAGGCTACGAGCTGCACTCGAGGAGATGGGTTACACCAGGGGCTCGTTCTCTGGTGCCCGACTGCAGCGCATTGAGTATTACGACAAGCTCGTCATGCCCTACCTAGACATCGCAGACTCCGCTGATGACATGGGTGATTACATCGTGATTGGTCGTGGTGGCGAGCTCGAAACTTCAAACACCAATGGGCTCAGCACGCAGGAACCACAGTATAACTGCGACGACTGTAATGCATCCATGGACGAAGACGAACGCAACTACATCTCGAGCTGCGATCGGGATGTCTGCGACCACTGCTACGGCAACAACTACTTCTATTGCGAAGGCTATCATGAGTCCTACAAGGACGAGGAACGGGCCGAGCTGTCGGACGAGAGTGACTCACGAGGCTCCTTCTCGAAGGACTTCGTCGAGAGCTCGGATGATTGGTTCTATTGCGATCAGTCTGAAGTCTGGCACCACGTCGATGACACGCCGCAGATCGATACCTATGAGGGCGACAGCATAGCCCTCAGCTACGCAGGGAAGAATGGCTTCTTCTGTGAGCATGTTGGGAAATGGACGCTGGAAATAAATTTCCAGGTCAAGCTCACCAACGGCAACTCTATCCACATGGGTACCTTCGAGAACGAGGCGTCATTCAACAAATGGCTCCTCGATCGCGGTCTGATTGTCGGTGATCCCGAACAGATCGACCCGAACCAACTCCCCCTCCCCCTTCATGAGGCAGCATAATGATCAACGACATCATGGAACTCTTCTCCTATTGCCGCCCCATGGGTAGCAAGACCGAACAGGAATTTGTCGACAAATTCCTGATGCCGGCTGGCTTCAAGCGCGACGATCACCAGAACCTGATCCTGACCCTCGGGCGGGCACCTCGGATCTTGTTCTCCAGCCACATGGACACCGTCCACGATGAAGAGGGCAGGCAGGATCTTATTCTGAAGGATGGCATCCTCACCCAGACCAGCGGCTCCAGCTGCCTGGGTGGTGATGATACCGCTGGCATCTGGCTGATGCTCGAGATGATCAAGGCGGGGATCGAAGGCGTCTACATCATCCACTATGGTGAAGAGCGTGGCGGGATCGGCTCGCGAGCTAAGGCTACCAAAGAGCCACTGTTCTTCGCCGGAATTGATGCGGCCATTGCATTCGATCGGGCTGGCTACTCGGACGTGATCACCCATCAGTTCGGTCAACGCACTGCATCGGACGCTTTCGCCAGGTCTCTGTCGAAGGAACTGGGAGACACATTCGAGCCCTGCAGCCATGGCATCTATACCGACACAGCCGAGTACGCTGACCTCGTGCCCGAATGCACAAACATCTCGGTCGGCTACAGCCACGCCCACTCTCCCCGAGAGGAACAGGACGTCACATTCCTGATCGCTCTCCGCCAGGCCCTCCTCCAGGTCGATTGGTCCAACCTCGTCATCGAGCGTGACCCGATGGCAGTCGAGGGGCCGGTGGCTCACGTCAGCCGAGACGCTACACTCGTGGATCTATGCTGGGAATACCCTGACCTTGCCGCATCAATGATCGAAGCTGCAGGCTTCTCGGTTCAGGACTTTGTCGAAGAGCTGGAGGCAAATCTCGGTGTTCAGCTCCAAGCAGCTTAGCATCAGCAAGATCGGCGTCATCAAGTTTGGCGCCGATCGCATCGACCATAGGGATCTCGACCCGATCCAGACCTGCATCTGCGACGAGGTCTACCAGCTGCAGATAGCATTTGCAGGCACATCAATCTGGCTGGTCGGAGAAACCATTCACGTTTGGCTCAACGGTAAGACCCTCCAGTTCCACTGGACGGATACCGACGCAATAAAGGCGAACATTAATGAACGTTGAAAACTTGGCTATACTTGCGAACTACTTGGAGGGCGTCCCCCCTCCCCGCTTCAGCATGAGGGACTTCGCGATCGACGAATACGGCGAGCCGCTGCTGATCGGTGCCCATGAATGCGGAACCATAGCCTGTGCCGCCGGCCATGGACCAGCAGCAGGCTTTCCGATCGAGAACGATCACAACTGGCTCCTCTACGTGGAACGGGTGTTCGGCTTGAGGCCGACGTCACGAGGTGATGCGTGGAGATGGTGTTTCGCCGGGGCTTGGAGCTACATCGACGATACGCCTGCGGGTGCCGCGAAACGCATCCACCACCTGGTCAAACATGGTCTTCCGGCAGACTCTGAACTGCAGTTGAGGGGGCATGTGCCATACATGTTCGCGTGAAAGCAATCACCCTGCAATCAAGCTGCTTGCAAGCTAGGAGATAGCATGCCTGAGTACTTCGACTATTCACCGTGGCGTCACGGTGGCTGGTATGTCAACAACGTCCGGTATCCATCGGGCGCCGTTGGATGTGTCAGTCGGAACTATGACGACCGTAAATGGCGCATCGTCTGCGACCCTCGACCTTTCGAACAACGGCCGACCTTTAAAACTCGTGAAGAGGCAGCGAAGGCCGAATGGCTGCTGGTCAACAACTATGGTGACAGGCAGAACTGGCCTGCAAGCTGATTGCAATCAGTCTGATTGCAAGCTAGCATTCAGGAAGCATTAACTCTTGCCCGCTAGCCTGCAATCAGAAGGCAATCAATCAGGAGGCTATCATGCCGGTCATCTGTGCCGCGAACCCCAAAGGTGGGGCAGGGAAGTCCACGACAATCATGGCTTTGGCCACGATCCTTGCCCACGAGGGTGCCAGCGTCTCCATCATCGACGCCGACCCGAACAAGCCGATCACTGACTGGCGCGGAGGGAAGAGCAAGCTTGAGATGAACGTCGTGAGCGACGTGACCGAGAGCAACATCCGCGATTTGATCGCCCAGGAGTCGGCTCGATCCTCTTTCGTCTTCATCGACCTCGAAGGTACCGCGAGCCGGATGGCGTCCCGTGCGATCATGCGATCGGATCTGACCCTGATCCCACTCGGCGGCTCGGCACTCGAAGCCAAGCAGGCAGCGCGAGCTGTGAACCTTGTCCGCGAGAGCGAAGAGGACACTGGCCGAAAGCTGAATTTTACCCTGGTCTTCAACCGGACCAGTCCGCCACCATTCACCACGAGGGTTGAGCGGCAGATATCGGAACAGATGTTCAAGAACGAGATGCCGGTCCTGAATACCCATCTCCACATGAGGCAGGCGTACAATGCCATGTTCCTGAGACGGCTCAGCCTCTACGAGCTGGACCCGAAGGAAGTGAACGGCCTGCAGCAGGCAATCGACAACGCAGCGACCCTCACAGCTGAGATCGCAGAAGTATTGAGGGCCGCATGAGCGACGACGACTTGGGCTTTGGCGCCCCGACGAAGAAGAAACTCGATCTCAGCGACTTCAAGCCGAAGCCGGTGGTGGACGTGGTCGACAACGACCGTGCGGCCGATAGGGCAGGGTTCGTCAGCCGCGAACCACTGGTCCGTGTCGAAAAGATCCGGAAGAAGAACCAAATCCAAGACACGCTCTATGTCCGCGGCCCGCTCGAGATGACGAACCGCTTCAAGGAGTTCTGCAACGAGCACGGCTATTCCTACGGGGAGGGGCTCGAGGCTTTGATGAAGAAGGCGAAGATCTAGGCCACGTACCGCTTCGAGTTCTGAAAATCGAACTTGTGGCAGGCACGCATGATCTCTGCGATCAACTCGCGGTCTGGCATTTCGAAGGTGCGCTTGCCCTCACCGGTCGATCCCATCATTGGCATGACGGTGAACTGCGAGCCGTCGCCAAACATGACCTTTTGACCGTGACCAACTGGCCGCAGCATACGCAGATCCACGACTTCGAACTTGTAGCCGGGAAACTCGGTTGCGAGGTGGGCTTCGAACTGCTCTCGCTTCAAGACGGCCTCGTCGTTGAGCTCGTTGGGTGGCATGATCATAAATACACTAGACATCCTTGCCTCCGTTTGTTCTCGTTCCGTTCTACTCTTGAGACAACGCAGAGTCGAGTCGCAAAATGTGCTAAACGAATCAAATTGGCGGCGGAAGCAGACGTGTCCTGCCAGACATACCGGGGATGATGGCCACCCTGGCCAGGCGAAGGCCTCGCCGTCCAACTGGAGTTGACGCTATGTGGTTCATACCCATTAGCATCACTCTTTCGATACGAAAAACCCGCACAGGCTGGCAGGCTAGTGTGCGGGTCCAGTTCGTAACCTAAGAGCGGGGAGGGGGCTTAGGCCTCCTCCTTGCTCCAGCAATATAATCCCTTCCACAAGCCTCGGCAACCGCCGGGGCTTTTTTGTTTTGGAGAGACCTATGCTGACGCACAGCCAAGCCCGCTCGATCGCGGAAGCGGTCTGGGGCAGGGGAGAAACGCACTCCTATCGCACCACCCGACCAGGGGCCTTCTACTTTTCCTGCTCCGGACATGGTGGCTTCGTGATCGACGTCGCCTGCCTCACCGATGAGGAGCTGGTCGCGATCAGCCCGTATGTCAACCTGGAAGAGGCCGAGCTGTTCAAGTGGGGCCGGAAGTCGCTCTTCAGCCATCCGTACCGGAGGCGGGGAGGGCGCTACTCGATCGCAGCAACGCGCCACGTCATCAAGTTCATCCTCCTCGAAGAGGATTGCGACTGGTGCCTCGCGTACCTCTTCACCGGCATCAGACACCGAGACAAACCAGCCAAAGGCGAGGACGCACAGCGGACCTTTGACCAATGGATAACACCGAGGAAAGAAGCATGACCGGATATCATGTAGTCTGGGAAATCGACGTCGAAGCCGACTCCCATCAGGAAGCTGCAGCCGAGGCACATCGTCTGGTCAGAAAACCCGACACGACAGCCACCGTCTACGACGTCATCAAAGATGACGAGGCTGACTTCGTGAGGATCGACCTGACGGAGGCGACGGCCACCCCATCACCCGAGTCACATGTGGAGCCTTTTCAGGCCCGCGTTCAGCCGTGGATGATGGCCTGCTTCGGCGCGATGATTTCGGGCGACCGCGAGGAGCGGAACCACCGCTTCCTTGAGGAAGCCCTTGAGCTTGTCCAGTCCACCGGCTGCACAGCACAGGAGGCTCACCAGCTCGTTGATTATGTCTACGGCCGAGCGGTGGGCGAACCTCACCAGGAGGTCGGCGGCGTGATGGTCACGCTCGCCGCGCTCTGCCTCGCCAACGATCTCGACATGCACGATGCGGCAGAAACGGAGCTTGTCCGCATCTGGACGAAGGTTGAGCAGATCCGTGCGAAGCAGGCGGCGAAGCCAAAGCATTCTCCGCTCCCAGGCCCATCACCCCAAACGACGGCGGTGGGTAGCAAATCCATCATCGTCTGCCACATCCGCACCTCAGCCGGCGCCAGGTTCTCGACCCATGAGAACGAGGAAAGCCTGCGGGTCGAGTTGATCGACTACTACAACGAGTGCCTGGCGGAAGGGGATTTCGAACTGGCTGACGATACTGAACTCCAAGAAGCGCAAGACGCGATCGAGGAGAGCGAGGACGTGTCTTGGGAGGAGGTGCTTCTACCATGAGCCAAATCATGGTCGGATCAAAGGTCACCTACATGCACTACGGCCAGAAGAAGACTGGTGTCGTCGAGGGCACCTCTCGCGACGGCACTATCGTGTGGATCGAGGGCACCAGCTGGCTCCATCGCGAGAGTGTCGAACTCATCTCGGAAGCTGGCCGATGATCCACCTGTTACCATCGCGGTTGCCACACGCGAGGCAGCGAAGGCGAGGGGCCAGCGAGCTGAGATAGGTGCTCGGTCCCCACTTCTGACTGAGATCCCAGCGGACCAGCCAGCTCTCTCGCTCGCACTTTGGGCAGTGAGCTCCAAGCGCATACCACTCCTGAATATCAGCAAACGTCGTGTGAGCTGGGTCTTGAACCGGACCCAGGTACAGAACCTCGTCTCGCCCTGGGCGACCGAGAGTGATGCCTCGACGATGCTTCATCGTTCCTATTTCGTTCTCACAACCGTAAGAGTCAAGATCATGCCTCTTCCATCAGCCGTGACCTTCGAGGGTCGGACAGACGGCAAATACCACTATCGCCAGCTTGGATTTCGCCCGCCGAAGAAGGGCGAGTTCTATCTCAGCGGCGCGATCGTCGTTGCCTACCTGGCACCGAACGACCTCTCGACTTCGTATCAAGTGGTCGAGCCGACAACACCGGCCTACACCATGGTGAGGCACCGATGACTCAGTACACTGTAGTCCCGCCGAAAGATAATTCCTCTCCTCGGAGGGATCGGGCATGACCCAGACCATGACCACTTGCCCCAAATGCGACGACACAGGCATGGCAGATAGCGGCGGTACCTATCCATGGGGCGAGCCGATCCTGATCCCCTGCGACTGCAAGTGTGAAGCCTGCAATGGAGCCGGCCTCGAGCAGATTTATATGGGGAACGGCAACATCGACGTGATCGATTGCAGCGTCTGCAATGGCTCGGGGAGGGCACCCCATGTCGGTTAACTTCATCGATCAGCTCGAGCTGGACATCAAGACCTCCAACCTACTCAAGCACCACGACATCACCGAGGTTCGATTCCTGAACATGACCAAAGAAGATTGGCGGTCGCTGGGTGGTTTGATCAGGGGATGGAGAGCGATCGAGGAGGTGAAGCCAGTGCTACGCGAGCTGCGGAAGCAGCGACGGCGTGAAAGCACCATCGGTAAGGCGGTCCAAGCAGTCCGCGTCTTGAACGAGATCCGCGACGAGCTCTTAAACGAGAACCTGTTCATCACCAAGGACGACCGCGGCAACTACCGCGTCGGCCGCTACATCACGAAGGAGGATCTGGCCGATGTCTAGATACCGAGCACCCAATGGCGAGCTCATCATCGGTACGGCCGAGATGGTGCTCTGCACCGCGAATATCGATGGCATCAGTGACGATGGGATGCCTGACTATACAGGGGACACTGACGTTCACTGGGATACTCAGGAAACCCAAACGAAAAATGGGAAGATCCTGTTCGTTTGCGAAAGCGGCGATGAGTGGACCTTCGACCAGCTCAACAAGGTGGAAGATGACGAATAATATCTTCTGCCTTTTCGATCACCCGACCAGGATGTTCACGACTGATGAGGTTGCGATCTTCCATCTGGAAGGGTGGCACCTAACCGAGGATCTGCAGCTTCAGCGGCTCGACGAAGAAGCCAAGCTCTCCGACGATGAAGCTGCATGGAAACTGGTCTGGAACCAAGCCACGGCCGGCAGCATCCCGCATATGAAGGCTCTCGCCTTCCTCCACCAGTTCGCGCCGGAAGAATACGCCACGATCTTGGCTACGGTCCAAACTCACTGAGTACACTGTAGTCCGGAAGAACTACCATTCCGCGATCTCAGATCCGCGAATATCTTCTCCTCACCAACAACCAAGGAAACCACATGAAAAAGCTCTTTATCGGGGCGGCTCTCGCCCTCGCATGCCTTTTTTCCAGCCCTGCAGCAGCGCTGACGCTTTGCACCGGAGCAGCATCCGATCCTTATGCCCAAGCAGGCGACATGATCAAAGCCGAAGCCAAGGGCGCCGGTCTTGATGTTCAGGTCGTCAAGGACACAGGCGGCACCTGGGGCAACATCCAGCTCTCGCTGCAGGGCAAGTGCGATGCCTTCATCGGCCAACCAGATGGGCTGGCTTATCTGAAGCGCGTCGAGCCGGCAAGCGCCTCCAAGTTCCTGCCGATCGCGGATCTGCACCGTGAATACCTCCACGCTTTGTGTGGTAAGAACTCTGGTGTCGACGACATTGGTGATCTCGAGAGCAACGCGAAGAAATACTCGATTGCCCTCGGTGGCAGCGGCTCGGGCGCCTGGCTGATCTGGCAGAACCTCATCGCAGAAGACTCGGACTATGCCGGCGTTCGCCCCACAGATGAAAGTGGCGACATCGCTCTCTCATCTATCGCCAACGATCAGACGACATGCGGTCTCTTCCCGGCGGCGTTGGGTAACTCGACCATCCGCTCGGCCGACGAGTTCTATGGCGATAATCTGGCTTTGGTCGGCGTCAATGACCGTGACTTCGACGACGCGCCGGACTCGCAGGGCAAGCCACTCTATGCCTACTCCGAGATCCCGAGCGGCACCTACAAGAAGAGCTTGCAGGGCTGGTTCGACGGTAAGGACACCCTCACCTGGCTCGCCAAGGTCTACGTGAACAAGGACACGCTTAACGACCAGGCCCAGCTGAAGACCTTCATCCGATCAGTCATGAAAGCTCGCACCAACATCCTCGCCAACTTCGGTTCCTGAACCAACCGTCTCTGCGAGTGGCTTCCCTATGAGGAAGCCACTGATGGAGCCTGTTGCTCAACTACCAGAAAGGGTCACTCGCGATGATGATCGCTGTCTTCAATAATCTACCAGAACTCTGCGGCTTCATTGCAAGCATCGCCGGTGCCTTCTGGATCGGCCGGCGCTTCGAGCGCCGCTTCCCTGCCTCCATCTAAATCAACCAAACAACATCAGGAGATATTCATGTTTGGATTTAAATCAGTAAAGAAAGCATTCGGCGCAGCATCCAAGGAAGTAAAGGCTGAGTACAGCCAGAACAAGGACTTCTTGGAAGCTGTTCTTGCCGCAGCTGCACTCGTCGCCGCCGCAGATGGTGACATCGAAGAGAGCGAGCGCCGTAAGGTCGTATCGGTCATCGTGAACCACCCGCAGCTGTCGAAGCTCTACTCCACCCAGGTGATCGAGCAGACCGCCGAGACGATGTTCAAGCGTGCCAAGGACTTCTCGGGTCGCCAGCTGCTCGCTCGTGAACTCGATGACGTCAAGGGTCGCGCCGATGGGCCGCAGATGGCTGAAGACGCCTACATGATCGCCCTCGACATCGCTCACTCGGACGGCGAGCTCGAGCCGGCTGAAGCTGACGTGCTCAAGAAGCTGGCAACCCGCCTCAACGTCGATACCTCGAAATTCGAGTTCTAATCATCGGTGGGCTTTTGTTTCGGCTCCTTCCCCCGCGGGGGAGCCGTTTCATAAACCCAGGAGATATCATGAATACCTTCTTCATCAGCGACACCCACTTTGGGCATCGTGGAATAATGGAACACTGCCGCCCCCAGTTCTCGTCCGTCGAGGCTATGGACGAGTTCATGATCGACCAGTGGAACAAGGTCGTCACACCGCAGGATCGCGTCTACCACCTTGGTGACTTTGCCTGGACAACGAAGGACGCAAAGCGCGTCCGGAAGCGGCTGAATGGCACCATCCGGCTGGTCGCTGGCAACCACGATGACATCCTCGAGCTGGCAGATGCTCGGCTGTTTCAGCGGATCTACATGTGGCGCGTCTTCGCGGAGCAGGGTTTCATTGCAACCCATGTCCCGATGCGTCGGGATCAGCTCCGGAACGGCTGCTGGATGAACGTCCACGGACACATCCATCAGGAGGCTTCGCCGGAAGCCTTCCACCGCAATGTCTGCGTCGAGCAGACGAACTTCACCCCCGTCGCTATCGAAGAACTGCAATAGGAGAAAACATGCCAAAGAAACTAAGCAAACCAGGTACACCAGCGGAGAACTCGCAGCTCCTCTATGTGCCTTTCATGTGGTCCACAGAAGATGGATCTTGGGATCAGGGACACATCCTGCTGAGCGGAATTACCGCCCTGGAAAGCATCGAAGCGATCCAGGCAGTGATGGCCCAGATCAAAGAGCGATTGAAGCTTCCCGATGGTGCGAAGATCACGCCGTTCCAACCCTGGCTCGTGCGAGGATCGCTCGCGTCGATCAATGCACCGCAGGGCACGCCGCCCGAGGTTGCTGAGGAAGTGGCGGCGATTGCAAAACAGGCGGTAGCTGATGCCGAAGTTTGAGGTCCAGCAAAAACGCTTGGTTACGGAAGTCGGCCATGCAGTGGTCGACGTCCCGCAGGGGGTGGCACCTATTGACTACGTCGAGGGTCTTCGAGCCGTAGGCGAGGATCCACTCCAGTGGGAGACCCTCAGCACGGCTGACATGTCGATGGAAGTCACACCAGTTCCTGAGCCGGTTTCAGTTTCCAGCCCGCTTTCGGAGGATTGAGCCCAGCCGCTGCAGCCCGCTGATTGAGCACAGTGATGGCTTTCGCTTTCGCGTCCTCCAGCGTCCTCGCAGAAACAGTCACCTTCCGCCGGCCAGCATAGAGCTTGAACTTCTTCAGTTCAGGAGCCGTGTACCGGCGGAAGCCAGCGACGTAGGCGTGGCGAGCCGTAGCCTTGTCGATCCGAGACTTGGTGGCCTCGCTGAGACCTTCCCACCAAACATCAAAACTATCTGACAAACGCACGATGTTCTCCTTTCGTTCGAAAACGGAAGTAGCGCCATCGATCCCGTTTGTCGAGTCGAAAGGAAAGAGTCCATGACCCAGAAATATCGCAAGGGTGACGTCGTCACCGTCAAGGCCGTTGTCCAGAGCGACAACTTCGATCCTGAAAAGAAAGATGCCAACGTCTACGTGCTGCCAGAGGGGCACTACACCAGCATCTTCGTCGACCCGAAGGCGGTCACGATGGTGCAGCCATATTTCGCCCCTGGCGAACGGGTGCAGAAGAAGCACAACAAGTCCGATGGAATGGATCGGCGCCACCCAGTCCGCGGCACAGTCCTGGCCATGCACGATATCGACGTCTGGGTCCAGTTCGACCACGGCAAGCGTGGAACGGTCCCGGCCATCGAGCTCGAGCCGAGCACCGAGACGAAGATCGGTCTGGTGGCCTGATGTGGTTTCAGCTTAATCAAAAAGAGCTGGAGATCGTGCGAGACGCACTCAGCTACTCCATCGCAAACAACAGGGCTGGCGCCCTGCAGCTGCAGGAGAAGTTTTACGAGGGACCAGATCCTTGTGACGAGCTTTTCCGCAGCGCCGTTCTCACAAGCGATGAGCTCGAAGTTGATCCGGACGCCGTCGTTTCCCGCGGCGAGGATGGCGCCTTCGTCATGAGTTGGACCTGGGTCAGCAACGAAGACGCTGGGATCAAGGATGCGTGCTGTGAAAACTGCGGTAGCACCGACAATGACGGATCAGACGTCTGCTCTGACTGTGGTGGTGCGATCATCAGCTAGTCCAGAAGCTTCTTGACCGACACTTCGTAGTCACCAAGGGGCAACCCCTCATGGACTAGGTCACGAAGCTGGATGTTTGAGACGATGCTGTCACTGTTAATCGCCCACGCGATTAGCGTCATGCATGCCTGCCTAACGTCGTCAGGGACACCATCCAACTTAGTCTCGTTGATGACGAAGGGCTTCTTCATGACAACACCACCTCTGACCAATGGCTTCACCCTCGAGCAGGAGGTGATGCTCTGCGAACTTTACTGGCCGGGGCTTCTAGCCAGCCGGCGAACCAGTAAAGCTCGCCGGAACCTCCGTAAAGCTGCCGCCAGCAAATGTCTCACCGACTATTACCTCTCGCAAGGCAGGACTTGCGCGAGCTGCAAGCACCGCCGTGGAAAGATCTGCGAGCTGACCTCCGACTTCTACGGCAACACCATCATCCGAAACAAGGAAACAGTAACATGTCTGATGCACACAGCGTAGCTCGTGACCAACTCCGCGCCTACATCGAACGCATTGAGCGTCTCGAGGAGGAAAAGAAGACGATCGCTGATGACATCAAGGATGTCTACGGCGAGGCCAAGGGGATGGGTTACGACACCAAGATCATGAAGAAGGTGATCGCTCTCCGCAAGAAGGACGACCAGGAGCGGATGGAGGAGGATCTGATCCTCGACACCTACCTCCAGGCCCTCGGCATGATCGAGGGGCCAGCGTCTGAATAACCCCAACACCCCGCCTCGAGCGGGGTTTTTCTTTTCTGGAGGATCGATGATCCACGACGTAATCAAGGAAGCCCTAGAAAACTCCGACGACAACGGAGATCGGGATGAACGTCGGGCTATGAGCCTGACGGAGCAGGCAATGGACATGCATGACCGCGTGTCAGATCTCGAAAAGCTCAAGTTCAAGGCCGTCTTCGACGCCCTGTGTGTCGTGCTCCTCGAGACGGACCCTGCATATTTCCTCAACAAGATGCAGCTCGAGCGCCGCAAACACCGGCTCCTCGATCCTGTCCACGCGATCCAGTTCGCCCTTCACACTCGGGAGGGGATCGAGTTCCTCCGCTGCTGGAACGAGGGTGATTGGACCGGCTGCACCCAATGGCCAGAATGGAGGGATTTCCAACCGTGACCCTCTCACTGGAAGACCAGTCCATCAATCTGCGCCGTCGTCTGTCCGAACTCGAGGACCAGATCAAGGACGTCGAGGCTCGCCTCCACAAGAAGCGGGTCCGCGAGTCCGGTCTCCTCGGCCGCATTGCTCGCTCGGATCGCGTCCCGATGGGACTGACGATCGATGACGTCACTTTCAAAACGTGGGCACCCTCTGAACCACAATCCGTGAGCGGTTACAGGCTCGGCGGCTCGGGTGCCTACACCACCATCCACGTCTCATCACCAGGATTTAGCTATGACGCTGACCCAACGTGCTTACGAACATAACAGCTCGGCCTTTGTGGCCGAGCTTCATCAGGCCGCAGCTGCCCGCCGGCTGCATGGCGATCGGAGTGGTGTGCTCGAGATCGAACGGGCCATCGCCTCAGTACCCACCATCGAGAACGAGTGGACGATCGCGATCGCAAAGAGGTTCCTCAATGACACCTAGCGAGCTTGTCGATCGCGGAGCCCTCTTCGTCATCAACCACAGCGGCGGCAAGGATAGTCAGGCGATGACTTCTGTCCTGCGCCGTATTATCCCAGCCGACCAGCTCGTCGTGATCCACGCTAATTTGGGTGAGGTCGAGTGGCCAGGTGTTGTCGATCACATAAAATCAACGATCGGGGATCTCCCGCTCATCATCTGCAAGAACGAAAACAAGACCTTCCTCGAAATGGTCGAGCACAGGGGCATGTTCCCGTCGCCACAGCAGCGACAATGCACCAGCGACCTCAAACGTGGCCCAATCGAGCGTGAAATCCGCCGATACTTGAGGGCAAATTCTCGCTTCAAGGGGTTGGTCGTCAACTGTATGGGGCTCCGGTCGGAGGAGAGTCCGAACCGAGCCAAGAAGCAGTCGCTCAAGTTCAGCAAGGGTAACAGCCTCGCCGGCCGGCTTTGGTACGACTGGTTGCCGATCCAGCATCTGACCCTCGACCAAGTTTGGGAGGAGATCCGCAGCGCTGGCCAGACGCCGCACCCTGCATATTCCCTCGGTATGACCAGGCTATCCTGTGTCTTCTGTATCATGTCGAGCGACAGTGATCTCAAGATCGCCGCCAAACACAACCCTCACCTTCTCGCCAGATACTCAGAGATCGAGAACCGCATAGGTCGCACGATGATGATGCCGCGGCGGGGGGTACCGATGACTCTTCAACAAATCACAGGAGCATGAACCATGGGGTTCCCGAGTCATATGCCGAAGATCGAGCAAGACATTGTTCGAAAGATTATCGAAAGAGCTTTGCGTGCTAATTATCAGGTTTCCGTATTTGATGGTGAGGAGTGGCCTGTGAAACGCAGCACAGACTACGACACCATTGCGTCAGACGTAGCTCAGACAGACCTGACTCAACTTCGGTTCCGTCAAGCGGGAGTCTTTGTCGGTGACCTATGGCTAGTCCATGGGAATGACGAGGATGTCGTCGCTGATTATTCCGACAATCCGATCATGCACGAGCTGTGCCGCGAATGATCTTTGTCGTAGCACCTGGCACACAAGAGATGGTCCCTGTGAGGGACCTTTTTCGTATGCGCCTTCCACTTCGATATGGCTGGGACGCTTGGGTCCACAAGGACAAAGCGACCGGCCGACTTAGGCGCTTTCACACCTACCGAGGGCTCAGAGCCTTCCTCAATCAACCCGCCCGCTGAGGCGGGTTTTTTATTGCCTGGAGGGCAGTGCCCATGTTCTACAGTCTCACAAAAATCAGCCGTAATCAGAAGCTTGGACCAATGCCGGCATCCACGTCGGCAAGGTCCACCTGCCCTGACTCTTGCCCGTTAAAAGGAAGTGGTGGTTGCTATGCGGAATACGGTCCAATGTCGATCTTCTGGGGTAAGGTCGACAGAGGGGAAGTCGGGGGAGACTTCCAAACTTTTGTGAAGGATGTTGAGCAGTTGCCAAAGCGGCAGATGTGGCGTTACGGTCAAGCAGGAGATTTGCCTGGTGACGGTGACGAAATCGATCGCGAGCAAATGTTGAGGCTTGCAAAGGCCAACCGAGGTAGGCCAGTAATAGCGTTCACTCATAAGCCGCCGACCGATGAGAACATTGAAACACTCAAGCTCGCTCGAGACCTCGGTTTCTCAGTTAATCTATCCGCCAACAATGTCAGTCACGCTGACGAGCTGGCACATCACGGCCTTAATGTTGTAGTTGTCCTTCCGGATAGTTATGGCAAAGGGAAGGACGAAACGAAAACCGAATATCGGGCTCGGCTGAACGAGCTGCCGAAGCATACGCCTGGCGGTCGCCGTATCGCGGTCTGCCCAGCGACATACACTGAAACGAATTGCCTGCAGTGCGGGGCCTGTGCGCGACCAGGTGAGCGAGGAGCTATCATTGGCTTTCCTGCTCACGGAACCAAGAAAAAACAGGTTTCCCAGACGGCTACGGTCGCTGGGTCCATACTGAAAGGAGCCAACCCCGAATGATGACGACCACAATGATATCCCCAGAATTAGCAGTTGCCATCACGGACGTGATCAATGAGCTCGCCAGCGAACTCGACCTCCATTATGAGGACGATGATCTGGTAGCTTGTGCTCCTACGATCGAGAAGATGGAGCGGCTCTGCAGCTTGCTGCTGAGCGCCGGCTACGAAAGCCCTATAACTTACAACCACATAGTGGATCGGTATCACAAGGCTCTAAATTGAGTAAAAGTTCTTGTGATTGATTTTTGAGTCATTGTCGGAACCGTTAAAACATCTTAACCGAGTGTTTATGCGGGCCTGACGGGCCATTGCCCCTATTACCATTGACAGCTTAATCGCTAGAGCTGGTGCTATTCGCGTCGTCCACCTGTGGATAACGTGGACTGCTCCCACTCTGGGAAAATAAACCTGTGGCCGCTCTTGCCACCAACCCAGGTGTAGGACTATCTTCCTACCACGTAATTGAGCATGAGATGATCCCTTCAACGCATTGGTCCCCGTAAGGCGGGGATAGGAAGAAACGATGACTACACCCAGTTGGCATACCAGTGCGCTTCATGATCTCGAGCACAGCACCATGTCTGTGGCCGAAATTGCCCATAAGTACAAGCGTTCAGATCAGACCATCCGCAAGCTTTTCCAGCGTAGCAAGATCGTCCGGAATTACACGCCCACACAAAAGGGACCGAAGCGCCGCGAAAACTCCCTACCTATATCCCGTCAGCACCACGCCATTGGTATTCGCCTGAACATGGCACGAGGCGCGACTGGATCGAGGGCGTTCGCAGAGAAGCTTGGCGTCAGCCCTATCGTCCTGGCACGGATGGAAGTTGGGCAGCATGACTTCAGCCTTAGCCAGTTGATCACGATCTCCGAGGTGACGAAACAGTCTATCGACACCTTGATGCAAACCTTCGACAGCAATTTATATGGGAGGCCGAATGTCCGTAATTAGGACGTACCAGACCTACTTCAGCATCGTGAGTGAGTTCCGACGAGCACCAGACTGGCAACAGGATATGTTACTCCGGGGAACTCTCCTCCTGAAATGCAAAACGATAGAGCCGGCCGACATACGTCGCCGGCTTCGTTGTTTCTGGACGGCTGAGGCAAGTAAACGTAACCTTCAACTGCAGGAGTTGCAAACCTGGGGCTGAAATCCCATATCATGTCTCATGAGCACAGAACGTCAAACACTCATCATCCGGCGCGACAAACTCTTGGCCTCGATCAATGAGAAGGGCCGCTGGGATCAGGAGCGCTACAACGAGGTCATAGATCTCGGAAAAAGGATCGAGGCATTGCCCGAAGACAAACCAGAACTGGAGCTAAAACCTCCGAGAAAAGGCCGGTAGATTTCTACCGGCCTTTTTTGTTTCCCAACGCTCAGCGGGCGGTGGCGTTACCAACACCCGCCGTCAGGAAGTTGAGGTTAACCTTTCCCTCGACGAAGACCTGGCCGTCTAGCTCGGACGTTAAACGAGCTTTTTCCTTATCAATGGAGCTGACCATGAGAATACTCTTTGAGGTTCTCGAGCGTGATCGCTTTGAGATCATCGACCCTTGCATTCCGGCTGCGGCCCAGACGGCCAAGATCATCAAGGCGTCTGAGGGGTTCGATACCGTACGCATCCTGATGTTCGATCCCGCAACCCTGCATGTCGCGGACATCACTCCGGAGCTGGCTCGGGAGTACCAAGGGTCATACGACGACACAGCGCCGCTGTGGATTAAGCTGATGCCTGACTACGAGCAGCTCGCTTCCGAGGAGCGGCATGAGGCTCGTGAGTGGGCTGCTCATCTTCGCTCGCTACGTCATGCTGCCTGATGACAGCCCGGGGACGTTTCAGATACATCCCCGGGTTCACCTTCCCGGTCTCATCGGTCAACACCTTCGCCAAGCGTGGCGGCAGGTAACCGATCTCGTGCAGTCTGCGGACGATCGCGATCAATTCCGGAAACAGAATGACAGCCTCGTCATATCGAGACTGATCTTCCTTCTCTTTCTCAGCAGCCAGGGCCTTCGCCTTCAGCGCTTCCAACTCCGCGATCTTTGCGTCGATCTCTGCCAAATCCATAGTGGGTACCTCCATGACTAATGCGTCTCTCCGCGATTATCAAATTGCGGACCTTGCCTTCTATATGGCTAACCAAAAATGCCTAAACCTCTCGGACGCAGGAACCGGCAAAACACCATCTGTTGTGGTAATGCAATGGTACCTGTGGTCCGAGCATGGCATCGGGACAGTTTGGCCGCAACCGAAATCTCTCCTGAAGAAGAACAAAAAAGAGATCCTTCGGTTCACCAACTTCAAAGACGAGGATGTCGTTATCGTCGACGGCACTCCCGCTCAAGTAAAGAAGCAACTCGAGAGCGGTGCCAAGGTCTATCTAATGGGCTTCCGCCGGTTCACTCTCAGTTGGAAGCAACTGCCAGCTCACGTCAAAGCTGTTCATATTGACGAACTGCATATGGGTTACAAATCCGCTGATAGTCAGAACAGCCTAGCGCTCTTTCGAATGTTCGACATCGGACGGATGACCCACTTCCTTGGGATGACCGGCACTCTCATCGACGGCAAGCTCTCTTCAGCCTATCCAGCGATCCGCATCATCCAGCCTCGCTATTACATGAGCGAGCAGGGCTTTCTCAACCACCACGGTGTCTTCGGCTTCGACGGAAAAATCGAGGGTTGGAAGAACCACGACAAGCTGGCCAAGATCTTCGGCCGGCATGCCATCCGACGCACGTTCGCAAGCGTCCATGGTGAGCAGGAGGTCGTTCATATCCCTGAGATGGTGGATATGACGCCGCTGCAGCGGCGCTACTACGACACCTTCCGTGACGACGCGATCCTCGAGCTGGAGCAGTTCTTCCTCGACGGCACACTGCCTGGAGTCGCCTTCACTCGCGCCCGTCAGCTCATGGAGCATCCGAGCAACTTCCCAGATCTCCGGTTCCCGGGCCAGTTCATCGACATCATGAAGGGCGAACCGACCGAGAAGGAGGAGCGCCTCAAAGTCCACCTTGAGGAGCACTGGCTCAATGAAAAGCCACTCATCATCTTCACGCCGCTGATCCCCCAGCAGGAACGCATCGCTGAGATCTTGAAGTCGATGCACTTCAAGTTCGGGCTCATCAACGGGCAACAGTCACGCAAACAGCGTGACGCTGTCGACGAGGATTTCATCGCCGGCCGCATTCAAGTCATCCTCGCCACCGAGCAAACCGCATCGTTCGGATACAACTGGCAATTCTGCGGAGAAAAGGAGGTTGATCATGAAATCTTCATCGCGCTCGGCTTCTCGGACGCGACATTCGTTCAGGCCCGTCAGCGAGCGATCCGCGGAAAGCGGTCGACGCCTCTGAGGCTCACGACCCTGGAATACAACGACTCTCTCGATCAGCATATCTGCGGCATCATCTACCGGAAGAGCCTCGACGCCAACAAGGTAGATCCCAGCCGTCCTATCCTGCAACTCTCAGGATATGAGCAAGATTACAAACTTGCTGCGTGAGTACAGATTACTCACGCTGATCAGACCTTAAATCTCAAAAAGACTCGTGCCACATAGCAATCACCGAAGCGAAAGAACTCGCAACGGGAAACGAAATCTCTGTATCAAGGAACAGTATCTATGTCTGACTCTATCGCAGCAGCAATCGCAGCAGCACAGGCCGGCGCAGCCGAACTCGCAAACGTTCAGGGTGCCCTGGCAACTCAGGCCAATGCCGGTACGGCAGTTGGCGCACCGGTTTCGGCCGGTGCTCCGCTCGGCCTGGACGACATGATGGGTGGCGGCGTTTCCGTCGACCATTGGCTGAAGGTCACGCCGTTCGGACTGACCATCGGTGACAAGACGAAGCCCCTCGACGAAATCGAGGTCTTCATCGACATGTCCGAAATCGCCTACAGCTTCCAGATCAAGTACCAGCAGAATGGCAAGGCGGTTTACCACCGTACCTACGACCGCGTGCTTGATGCACAGGGCGGCGCCTGGGTTGAAACCATGCGTCGGGCTCAGCAGATCGACCCGAAGGCTTACGAGTATCGCTCGGCTGAAATCCCCGCGACCCTCGCATCCGCCGTCGAGTCCAAGGAGAAGGGCAAGAACGCCGCTGAAGCTGGCGAGCGTGTTGGCCTGACCCTCTCGACAACCGGCTGGAAGCAGTTCCAGACCTTCGTCAAGGAACTGGCCCGTAAGGAGATCGATCCGAAGACTGCGATCGTCAAGCTGACGCTCGGCTACGAGACCAAGCAGAAGGCCGGCGTCAACGACTGGGGCGTCCCGACCTTCCTCAAGGCCGAGGAAGTGGATGTCGTCCCGTTCTTCGACACTGTCCACTAAGAAGGAGAAGGGGCGGCGCGAGCCGCCCTTTTCATTTCCATGATCATCATCGACGGCAACAACTTTTTCCGCCGGCTTGTGTCGGTAGGTAGTGATGCCCGCTCCATCCTCAACTCCTACCACCAGCCACGTCAGCAGACGATCGTTGTTTGGGATGGCGAGAAGGGTTCGCAGCGGCGCCGCAACGTCTATCCAAAGTACAAGACGAACCGCGGCCCCTTGGACAAGGACGTAAGCCTCTTCTTCAACCACCTCATCGCGGTGCTGAAGTTCTGCAATGTCGTCCAGGTCTTCCACAACGACTACGAGGGCGACGACGTCATTGCCGCTCTCGCTCGCGACTTTGCCTCGAAGGGACACAAGGTCCACATCGAGAGCACGGACGCTGACTTCCTGCAGATCAAGGGCGAGTTTCCAGAGCTCGTAACGACCACGGCCACTGGCAAAGTCTCACCCGAGCTCACGCTTCTGTACAAAATCTGGGTCGGGGACTCCTCCGACAAAATCGGTGGCATCCCCCTCTTTGGTCCCAAGACCTGGGAGACTGCTGACCTGAAGGATCTGCAGCGGCTCGTCGACCATGCTCTCCAGCACGGCGAGATCATCGACATTGGTCTGCCGAAGGCAATCAAGCCGACCGTCGAGCTGATCCGCGCTCTCCACGAGATCATCTCCTTCTACCCGATCCCAACGACCGAGCTGACCATCATCCCGGGCGTGCCGAACTACGGAGCGGCCGACGCTTACCTGAAGGAATACTTCCAATGAAAATTCCTACAATCCTGGTCGACGGGACCAACTTCGAACAACATGCCTTCACCGTCATGCATGCGGTAAAGGAAGCCGCCTTTACAGGCATCGATGTCGAAACTCAGGACAGCAACCGTCACGCAGGCCTGAACGCCCTCTGCAAATACAAGCCAGATGGTACGAAAGCCGAGAACACCAAGCTGGTGTTCGACATGAAGCGCACAGTGATGACTGGCTTCTCGCTCTACCCCGAGAACCATGACGCTGCCTACTACGTGAACCTGAACCACGCCGACGTCCATAACCGTCTGCCTTGGGAGCAGGCCCGCAAGCTGATCGATGCCAAGCCGAAAGGCGCGTTCTGGATCGCCCACAACGCCCCATACGAATTGACCTCGTTCAAGAACTGCTACGACCTCGAGCTCGATGAAGTGATCTGCACCATGCAGATGGCCGTATCGGCCTTCGGTCCTGACGAATACAACATCCAGAAGTTCTTGGCTGCAGGGCAGGGTGGTATCGCGGATCTCCGGACCGCGCTGCTGAAGCTGGCTATGACCTACGACCCGACCAGCCGGACCATGCCGCCGGATCTCGAGGAAGTTGTCGGCAAGATCATCGCCAAAGAAAGCACGGCCGGTCATTCTTACAATGGCTTCGTCAAGGAGATCGCCTACGGCTACGGTCTGAAAGGTCTAGTCAAGTCGTTCTTCGACTATCAGATGACCACCTTCAAGGAAGTGCTGGGGGGCAGGGCTCACATGGGCCAGCTCACGGGCGCCGAGACGTCAGCCTACGGTGCGGAGGACGCCTACTGGGCCGTTCGCCTGTTCCGTCGCTTGCTCGACTTCATGGCCCAAACCAATCCGAACGTGATCGGTACCTTCTTCGAGCAAGAAAACCCGATGATCCACGTCTTCTCCAATATCTGGGACGAAGGCATGCGGGTGAAGACCGAGAACATCTACTCTCAGCGTGATGCTGAGCGGATCGGCATAGCCCACACCCTGCGTGGCCTGAAGGCAACGATCAAGGAACTGCTGCCGTTCCCGACCGAGCCCCACGAAGGCCTGATGACTGAGAAGTGGTACAAGGATGGTCACGTCAAGTATCGCCGCCAGATCGAGGTATGGGCCAATAGCGACGACGTAATCGAGGAAGCAGAGCAGGATGAGGATGGTCTTTATCCTCACCAGCCGGAACACATCGTCTTCGCTCAGTGCCAGCAGGTCCGTGGTCCCGTATCCAACGCATGGGCGATCGAGAAGGGTGAGCGGGAGAGCAACGGCCCGAACCTCAGCCACTACATGCCTGTTCGCGTCCTCATGTACGATCTGCTGCAGCAGAAGGTGATCCGGTCACAGGGTAAGGTCCAGAGCGACGGCCCCGCACGCGGTAAGCTGCTCGATCGCCTGAGCAACGAGCTCCACCAGAAGGTTATCAGGGGCCTCAACGAGATCTCAGGCGTCGAACAGCGCATGAAGCTCTATCTGACGCCATACACCCAGCTGATGGACCCTGAGACTGGTTGTCTCTATCCGGTTGTCTCTTCCATGCTGGCCACGCGCCGCATGGGCGCGTCGAGCCCGAACCCGATGCAGCTGGCGAAGCGTGGCGAGTCCACCTACGTCCGTGGTTTCTTCCAGGCCGACAACGATGACCACGTCATGATCTCGTGCGACTGGTCGGCTGTCGAGCTCGTCGAGATCGGTGAGTTCTCCGGTGATCCGGAGTTCATCAAGGCATTCGGCCAGATCCCACACGAGGATCTGCATTCAGGTGCTGCCTCGGCCATTCTCGCCGTCGACGTGCCTGGTATGGACGAAGCCAAGTTCAAGGCGCTGAAGGCTTTCTCGAACTGGGACGATTACAAAGACAACTTCGGCCAGGACATGGCTAATTACAGCCGACTGTCGACCAACCTGAAGGGCCAGCCCCTGATGATTGGTGACGCCACAAAATACTGGCGTACCGAAGTCGGGAAGGGTGCCAACTTCAACTATTGGTACTCGGGCTTCCTGGGCACCATCGGTGAGCGGATGGGCTGGAACACCGACAAGACTGGCGAAGCGACCAAGCGCTATCGCGAGCGGTTTTCGGTAGCCGAGTTGTGGCGTGTCAACCTGATCGAGGAAGGGAAGCGGAACGGCTTCGTCACCTTGCCCGATCATCATCGCCGTGTTCGTTTCGAGGCGACGGCTATGTGGGCCGAATACTTCGGTGACAAGTTCAAACTGCCCAACGACGGCACGGACGATGTGGCCATGCGGTACAATGCCGTCTGGGATTACATTATCCGCAAGATCCAGACCCGTGCGAATAACCAGCTGGTCAATGCCTACATTCAAGGCAGCTGCGCCACGCTCGCGAAACGGACGGTGCTTCGGATCCTCAAGGAGGCGAAGGCACGCGGTTGGGATCACCGGATGTTCCGCTTCCTTATGCCAGTCCACGACGAGCTCGTCTTCTCGGCTCACAAGAGCATCGCCGTCGAGGCTGTGCGCCTGATCCGTGAGTGCATGATCGACCATCCGGACATGTTCAAGCACTGCAAGCTCGACGCCAGCCCGTCAATCGGCCTGACCTTCGAGCCCTACAACCCGAAGAAGGGTGTGCTCACCGGCCAGGTCGAACTCTTCGAGCTGCCGAAGGAAGTTGGCGTTGGGAACGTCAACGGTCGTGCGACCGACGATGAGATCCGTGGCGTCGTCGACTACCTCTTCCACCAGCAGAAACTCGCCGCGTAAGCGGCGAGACTTTCCTTTCCCCTCAACAATCCAAGGACATGTCATGCGAGCTCACATTCTCGTAGCTACACCCGTGAATGGTCCGCTTACCGCCGACCAACTCATTGCAATCCTGCAATCGTTCCGATCCGTCCACCAGTTCCAGCAGTACGACCAGTTCAGTGTCGTCTACATTTCGGAGCAACTGACTCTGCAGCTCGACCGCGGCGCCATGGAGTCGATCGTTGAGTACCTGGAAGGCGGAAACAATCAGTGCCGGCGTACCCACTGGCTCCGGACGCTCACAGAGAAGCTAACCGTGCGGCCGAGGCTCGAGCCAGAGGTACTTGAGGCAATGTCCCGAGCACCTGAGCCGGAACCTGATCCTCCCTTCGATCTCGAGAAGCCGAAGTTCATCGCCCGAGTTCGGTTCAACCTCCTCAACGGACGTCGGCGCGAGGAGAGCCATGCCATCTCGCGTCTCGCGGAGCTGGATCATCTGCTTGATGACGGCCCCTATGACGAAGACATCAAGAACATCAAAATCAGACTGGAGATCCAATCGTGAAATCAACCGAAATCTACAAGCTCGACTCGAAGGGCAAGATCCGCACCTGGCAGTATGTCGTCGAAGGCGACAGCTGGTGGACCATCGCCGGCCTGCAGGACGGCAACAAGGTCACCAGTGCGCCGACCAAATGTGTGCCGGCGAGCCAGCCAACCGCTGAGGAGCAGGCAATCTTCGAAGCTGATGCCGAGATGAAGAAAAAGCTGAAGCGGGACTACCACCTCACAATCGAGGGCACGGCCACAGCGAAGTATTTCGCGCCAATGCTGGCGGAAAAGTATGACGCGGCGTCGGTGGAAGAGGGTGACTTGGTTCAAGCCAAGCTAGATGGCATCCGCTGCATCGCAACTGTCGACGGTCTGCGGTCCAGAAAGGGTGAGCCTATCACCTCCTGCCCGCACATCAGCGAGCAACTGGCGACGTTCTTCCGCAACTTCCCGAATGCGATCCTGGATGGCGAGCTCTACAATCATGACCTCAAGGACAACTTCAACGAATTGGCATCGATCATTCGGAAGCAGAAGCCTGATGCGGCACAGCTTCAACGTGCTGCTCGTGATATCGAGTTTCACGTTTATGATTTGGTTTATGGTGACAACCTGGCCGTAACGGCGCTCGATCGTAATGTGGATCTTCACAATCGCATGGTCGACTTCGGCTGGTCGATCCATGTAGTCCCCACAGCCACCGTGAGCAGCCATCAGGAAGTCCGTAGCTTCTTCGAAGCCTGCATCCGGCGGGGGTATGAGGGCGCAATGGTTCGTAAGGCCAATGAGCCATATCACCAGAAGCGGTCCAAGGCCTTGATGAAGTTCAAGGAGTTCCAGACGCAGGAGTTCCCGATCGCTCGGATCGAAGAAGGTGTCGGCAACTGGGCCGGCTATGGGAAGCGGGCCGTCTGCACCTTACCTGACGGACGCGAGTTCGGCGCTGGCGTCAAAGGCAACCAGGGCTTCTGCAAGGAGCTGCTCACCCGTGACGTGAAGATCGCCACGATCCAGTTCTTCGAGCTGACTCCAGATGGCGTCCCGCGCTTCCCGATCGCGATCGACTTCGATAGGCCCGACGCATGACCCCTGGAGCTGAGAACTACGACCGCCAACTGGTTGCAGCGATCCTTGAGTGGTCGCCGGACGTGAAGGAGATCAACGAATTCGTTGTCTCCTGCTTCTTGAACAGGATCGAGTGCAAAACCATCATCGCTAACTCGATCATCCTCGAGGAGGGGAAGAATGGCCTTCGGCGCCCGACAAGAAACTGATGGAAAGTGGCGGCTCTGCCTTCGCAAGGGCCGCACCATCAACGGCACGAAGATTGCCGGTCAGCGGGAGAACTGGGAGTTCAAAGGCCAGCGCCAGGCCAAGGCTTGCGCCGACGAGCTGAACGAACATTTCTGGCCTCGCTATCGCAAATTTCAGGATGGGACCGGGGTTCCGTCCGACATCAACTTCGTCATGGATATGATCAACTGCATAAGGAAACACTGCATATGAAAAAAGGCGACCTCGTTACCAAGGTGACCGGCGACTATGAATTTGACGGTGTCATCGACTCCGTCTTTCTGAAACAGGATGGCCAACCACGTATCGTCGTCGAGGACGATCGCGGTGCCCTACACATCTACAACGAGAAGAACCTGCGCCTGGTCGGCAACATGGCCGACCACCAGTACCTGAAAGTGCTGGCTCGCCTGCTGAAGGATGGGGTCTACCGAGACGGCCGCAATGGTGGAACCTACGGTTTGTTCGGGGAGCAGCTCCGCTTCAATCTGGCAGATGGTTTCCCGCTGCTGACCACGAAGAAGGTTCACTTCAAGGGCATCCTTGTCGAGCTCCTGTGGTTCATTGCTGGCGATACGAACATCAAGTTCCTGAACGACCACGGCGTCACCATCTGGGACGAGTGGGCCGACACCAGCGGCGACCTGGGACCAGTCTATGGCAAGCAGTGGCGTTCCTGGGAGTTCTTCGACAACCATGAAGGTTGGAAAGCAATCGACCAGCTGCTCAACGTGATCAATGCGATCAAGAAAGACCCCCATGGTCGCCGGCACATCATCTCAGCCTGGAACCCCGCCGAAATCGAAGACATGGCTCTCCCGCCGTGCCACACGATGTTCCAGTTCCATGTCGCCAACGGCAAGCTCAGCTGCCAACTCTACCAGAGGAGCGCAGATTGGTTTTTGGGCGTCCCATATAACCTCGCATCATATGCTTTGCTGACCCACCTCGTGGCTCGCGAGTGTGGTCTCGAAGTTGGCGACTTCGTCCACACGTTCGGGGATCTGCACCTCTACGCGAACCATGTTGAGCAGGCGAAGGAGCAGCTGACTCGCGAGCCTAAGGCATTGCCAAGCCTGGATCTGACGAGGGCCGGCCAGAAGTCGATCTTCGAATTTGAACCGGCAGATGTTATGGTCAATGACTACTGGCCCCACCCTGCCATCAAGGCCGATGTTTCAGTCTAAGTAACCTATACTCTCAGCTTTCGGACCTAGAAAACACTCAGGTGTTTGAGCCATGTAACACTCATGGCAAAGAACACCGGAAAACCCTCTGAAACATTCTTCGAGAATGTCTGGCAAGTGCTCGGGAAACGAGCCTTTTGCTATCGCATCGCTGATGCGGCCGAAACATATGGCCGCGTTGGCAAAATCGGCATGACCCGTGCCACCCCTTCGGACTACATCGTCACCTTCGGCGGCGAGACATTCTATGCCGAAGTGAAGTCCACTCAGGAGAAGACATCCTTCCCCTTCGCCCTTCTGAAGAAGGGCCAGCAAGCCGCTGCCCCGCAGGTTCTCGCCGCGGGCGGCGGCTATCTCGTTTTCGTCCACAGCCTCACGAACAACACTTGGTACCGCATTCCCTATGCGGTGATCCAGGCCGTGAAGGATGCTGGGCGCTCCTCAATCACATGGTCCGAATTGGAGACACTCAAATGGAAGCCACCCCACATTTCCTTGACATAATGGTCGACTGCGAAACGACCGGCACTGATCCTGACAGTAACGCCATGATCCAGCTGTCGGCTGTTCGGTTCGATCTCAACACCCGCTCGGTCCAACCCTATCCCGAGATGTTCGATCGTTGCCTGCGGATGCCGAAGAACCGGTATTTCGAGGAGAGCTGCCGCACCAATTTCTGGGGCAAGCGCCCGAAGGTCTACAATCAGATCCAGCAGCGTGCGGAAGATCCCCAGGTGGTCATGAAGGCCTTCATCGAATGGGTTGGCTTCCAGAACCCGGGTCCGGTTCGCTTCTGGGCAAAGCCGGTCACGTTCGACTTCAACTTCGTCGCCAGCTACCTGCGCCAGTACGATCTCGAGAACCCCTTCCACTACCGCTGGGCCGTGGACATGAACTCATTCATTCGCGGCCTCGCCAAAGATCCAACCGTCGAAAGCCACTACGTCGCATCCCTCGGTGGCGATGCCCACAACGCGCTGTTCGACGTGCTGAACCAGATCAACCAGGTATTCGAGGCAATGGACAAGTATGGAAATCATTGAAAATGGTCTGCGGATCTTCGCACTTGGAGACCCTCATCTGGGTCGTTCTTTTCTTAACGGGACTCCTCTCCATCGCCGGGGAGAACGGGAGCGCCTTGTTTGGCAGGATTTTCAGAGGGCTCTTGATCGTGCAGCTGATTGTGATCTGCACATCTGCCTTGGCGACCTTTTTGACAAATGGATCGTGTCCTTCGATCTGATCTTGAATGTCGCGGATGCCTACCGCAAAGCGGCAATGACCCACCGCTGCCAGTTCTTCATCCTCAAGGGCAACCACGATTGGACCCGAGATCTCGAGCGTCGATCAGCGTTCGACGTCTTCGCAGCCCTGGTGGCCGACGTCGAGAATATCACCATCGTGAAGGACATGATGGAGGTCAGTGGCCTCGTCCTCTACCCTTGGCACCCACTCTGGGACGCCAAGGAGAAGCTCGCAGCCTCCAACGCGAAGATCCTGTTCGGACACTTCGATACCGAGTTTGGCGACCACAACATGGTCCCGACCAAGCTTGATTTCGATCGGATCTACACTGGCCACGTCCACAAGCGTGATCGGTTTACCCGTGATGGCACTGAGGTAGTCATCGTAGGCTCGCTGCAGCCCTATGCCCACGGCGAGGAGCCTGACGATAGCCTCTACATCACGCTTCATCCGGAAGACATTCCGACCGCTGGCGACCTGCGGAACAAGTGCGTCCGCATCCTCGGCCACTTCGATGGCGACATCGACTGCCTCCAGATCACCTACAAACAGGAGAAGACCACCGATGATGGCCAGCTCGAGCAGGTTACCCTTGGTGACTTCGATATGGACAAGCTCTTTGCAGAGGCCTTTGCGGAAGCTGGAGTCTCTGCTGAGCGGACTGAAGCTGTTCTGGGACAGTATCAGGCAAAGCGGGCCGCAGCCGGTGTTTAAGGATCTGGACCGCACGGAAGCGGAATACCACTGGGTGCTCGACACCTGGCTCACCACTCCTGACCTTAATCACAACGAGGCCACGCTCATTCGAGCGCTGAAGACGGCTCTGGATAAATCCCTGGCCGACTTCGACCAGCTGCGGCGCATCACGGTGCAGCCTGCATTCCTCCCCCATCTTCGCAGTGCTGCTGGGAAAGCGGTCGCTGCCGGCCTTCTCACAGATTGGAACCACTATGCTGAAGCAACTTGATTACTCGGTCACCTTCACCAAGACCGGTCGCACCCTTTCCGAAGCCGTCCTGTTTCAGGGCGGCTTCGGTGCTATTGTGGGTCCGAACGAAAGCGGCAAGTCGATGATCCTCGAGATGATCCGCTTCTGCCTGTTTGGATCGGCCGCTCTGCGAGGCAAGGCCGACAGCTACAGTGGCCTGAAGGCATCGCTGAGCTGGGTCATGAAGGGATCGGATTATCTCGTCGAGCGGACGGCAAACAAGGCCACGCTCTACAAGGACGGCGCCCCGGTCGCTGTTGGCACAACACCGGTAAACCAGAAGATCCCGGCCGAGCTGGGTTTCGGCATGGCCGTCTTCGACATGACCTGTGTCGCGAACCAGAACCAGCTGCTGAAGCTGGGTGAGATGAGGCCGGCGGAACGCCAGCGTGCGGTCGACAGTGTGATTGGTGTCTCGGTCCTCGACGACCTGGCGAAGTTCGCCGGTGATGAGGCTCTGGCTCTGAAGCGGGCAGCTGATGATCTCTCTGCCAATCTTCACGAACCGGTCGAACCAAAGGAACCGGACGGCTACGAGAACTCGGGTAACCTCGAGGAGCAGAAGCAGGCTCTGGATCAGGTTCGGTCCCAGGCCGACCAGCTGCGTGGCTGGCTGGCGAACGTAAAGCCAAAGCCCGAAGAGCCGGTCAGGAAGCACACCTTTGACGCTGCGACCCTGCAGAGTCTGATCGATGCCCAGACGGAAACACGGATCAAGCTCCAGACGCTACAGAACGAGCTTGATCGCATCCCACCGGCCGCAAACGTTACGCTCGAGGAGATCGAGGAGGATGAGCGGCGCCAGGCCGAGAATGAGCGGTACCTGGCTCGGAAGAAGTTCCTGAGTCAGACTCCACCTCCCGATCTGAACCAGGAGCAGATCACCACCATCCGCAAGGCTTGGCAGGCCCACCAAAACTGGGGCCGGTACCAGCACATGGTCAAGCAGCGCAACGACCTACTGTCCAAGGGTGAACACATCTGCCCCAGCTGCAGCCACCAGTGGCCGGTTGCGGGGGAGGTGGTCGATACCCTGGCCGAGGAGATCCTCCGGTTTGCCACAGACAATGTCCTTCTCGAGGACAAGCCTTCGACCACTGAGGCCGAGCTCGATCGCCAACAGCGTCTGCTGGATGGTTGGAGCGAGGAGGAATGGGCAAAGCATGCCGATGCTCCGACCGAGCCTGTCGATTACCAGTGGACGGTTCAGGACCGTATCCGTCACCGCCACGGACTCGAGGGCAGGGCACGTCGGGCCGAGCTTCAGGCTCAGATCGCAGCGATCGTGGTCGACACTACCGATTATGTCACGATGCTCCGTGAGGTGCAGGCTTATGAGGCACAGATGGGCGTCTATGCCGACAAGGTAGCGGAGTACGAGGCTTGGCTCGTCGAGCGGGATGACAAGCAGATCCAGCTCGACCTCCTGCAGACGCAGCTGGTGGGTTATGACGACCTGGTTCGCAGGATCAGGGAAGCGAACCTCTACGAGAACCAGATGCTCGCCTATTCCGTGGCGTTTGGTCGATACAATGAAGGTCTCATCAAGGTCGCTGGCTACCGCGTGGACGCCGACGACTGGAACAAGGTGAAGGATGCCCTGAAGATCCTGCGCCTGAAGATCAAGCAGCACCTGGTTCCGAGCCTGAACCGCGTAGCAAGCCAACTGATCGCCGCGATGACCGGCGGGCAGCGTCAGAACATCTCGGTCGATGAGGAGTTCAACATCTTGGTCGATAACCAGGAGATTGACACCCTCTCAGGCTCGGGCGGTGCAGTAGCAAATCTCGCGCTCCGCCTGGCTCTGGGTCAGGTTCTGACTAACAATGTCTTCTCGCTCTTCATGGGTGATGAGATAGACGCCTCCATGGATAAAGACAGAGCCTCGAAAACCTCCGAAGTACTCTATACTCTCAAAGGTAGGATCTCGCAGCTTCTGCTCGTGTCTCATAAGTTCCCTGCAGCGGATTATTACATCGCTGTAGGAGAAAACATTGAGCAACTTATCCACGCTGATTGAGGAAGAACTCAAGCGCACACATGGCAACATCTCAAAGGTTGCCCACGCCCTTGGCCTCAACTACCATGCACTGAAGGAACGCCAGCAGCGCTTTGCCTCCCAGGCTCGGGCTACTGGCGTTCATCCTGCCACCGGACCTGTTCCGGAAAACATTTCTGCCTTGGGTCGCCCAGGCTTCGAACACAATGTGATTGCCGTCAAGCGCCAAGGTGGCTCATGGTCTTCACAGTTCGCCGCGGCTATCGCTGACGCTCGTCAGAAGTTCGACGCCGGCACCCACGAAATGTTCCAGACCTCGGATAACGGTTGGGTCGTCCAGTACCTGATCCCTCGTCTGCATCCGACCCAAAAGCGTCGGTTCTTCTCCTCCCTCACGGACTTCGCATGATGTCCAGTGCTATCCTGATCAACTCAGGGGCGCTGGTCGACCCCTTCAACCTGGACTCGGTGCAGATTGACCCCGTCACTCTCATCAAGCCCTTGGCCAAACTCTGCCGGTACACCGGCCAGTGCAACCGCTTCTACTCCGTCGCGGAGCACACGGTTCACCTGATCAACGCTGTCCCGTTTCCGCTGAAGCGGGCCGTAGCTCTGCACGACCTCAATGAAGGTCTGACGAACGATCTTCCGCGTCCGTTCAAGCAGCGCCTGCCGGAATACGTCGACTTCGAGAAGACGGTCCAGCAGTGGATCTTCCGCCAGTTCGACGAGCCATGGGAGAACATGGCCGCGATCGCGAGCTACGACTTCAACATCTGCGCCGACGAAATGGCCCAGCTGTTCGACGAGCCCTTCATCCTTGAAGGCGCGACCCCTCTCGGCATCAAGATCGAGGGCTGGGACTGGAAGACCGCGGAAACCAAGCTCCTCAACGCCTTCAAATTCCTGGGACTGATCTAATGGCCATGCTTCGTTACAACGCGGGGAAGGCCCCGCTTTCACTCGTGCCCTCGACCTTCTTCGAGGCCATCTTCAACCAGGCGTTCGAGAACAGCATTCCTGTTCCGACCAAGCTGATCTGGCAGGTTGGCCAGGTATTGGCCTTCGGCGCCGAGAAGTATTCCGCCCACAACTGGCGAAAGGGTGGCTCCTGGTCGTCCGTCCTGAACAGCGCCCTGCGGCATCTGATCTACATGATCGACGGACGGCGCGTTGACCCGGAGTCCAACCTGTCGGAAGCCGGCCACCTTGGCTGCAATATCGCGTTCCTGCTCGAGTTCCATCACACGGCCAATGGCGATGATGACCGTCATCGCGTGTTCTTCGCACCTCCGATGCAGGAGCAGCCGACGTATCCGAGCCTGATCCGAGTGCTCGATGCTCTGCTTCGCTTCCGCGACGGGGGCAACATGGACACCCTCCGTGAAGCCGCCTGGGAACTGGCTCGCTGGGTCGAGATCCAGAAGGACGACGAGTCCGAGCCAGCTGCAGCACCCGCGCCGGAACCTGAACCCGACATCACCACGGACGACTGGGTCAAGCTGCCCTTTCGCTTTCCATCATTCCATCGCGCTGAGCTCGTCTCGAGCTTCGCGAAGCTGACCCGTCACTAAGGATCTCCACTATGGACGCTAAGACTTATCAGACCCAGTTCGACCGCTCGTGCGCTGACGTGTTCTTCCCTGAGAACGTCAACCCGCTCTTCCTCGGCATCCTGCTCGCCGGACGCAAGCAGACCGCTCAGCTGATTGATGGCTGCAAGCGTGGTCTCTTCTACAACAAAACCGACCGCCTGGGCAGCTACACGGGCGAAGCTCGCAACGACTTCGGCCTCCCATACATGGACCCTGTAGACGTGATCCATGCCGTGCTTGGCATGGAAGGGGAGGTGAGCGAGATCACTGAGGCTGTCTTCGACGATAACCTGTCCGAGGAGCAGAAGCGGCTCAAGGTTATCGACGAAGCAGGCGACACCCTCTGGTACATGGCGCTGCTGTTCCGCCACTATGGCATCACCTTCGACGAGGTATTCACGGCGAACATCGCCAAGCTGGCCAAGCGCTATCCGGACAAGTTCACCACGGACGCTGCGGTGAACCGGGATCTGGAAGGAGAGGCAAATGTCCTGCAGTTCTCTGCACACCGCAAGCTGCCGATGTCGTCCACAGGTGCCCTCGGAACGCAGGAGACGGTCCATTGAAACTCTGGCTCATTCTCTACGTCGGCCAGTTCATTGGCGCCACCTGGGGTCCGCTCCCTTACGACATGGACGAGTGCAAGCGGCGAGCTGCCGAGCAGACGCTGAAGGTCAACCTGATGCGGCAGAACCCTGAGATCATCGCCAAGATGAAGGCGAAGGGTCTCGACCCAGAGCAGCTGAACAGCTGGCGTTTCGAGTGCGTCCAGCAGGGTTTCAGGCCTTTCCTTAGCGGAGCCTGATCCGTTCTGCAGCACCCCGCAGCAGCCCCACCATGGTCTCCATGGGTGGGGCTCACCACCTAAGAACTCCCCTGCATATCCAAGGAATTACAATGATCCGCGAATATTTTCCCGGTATGGGCACCGCTGTGGCCGACCGTACCATCAACCGTAAGCTGGCCCGCGGTCAGAGCGAAACCTGGGGCGACGTGGCTGAACGTGTCGCCCTTGGCAACGCTCTGCTTGATCCGCGTGGGCCGGAATATGAGGAGCACGAGTATGATGTCCTCAAACATCACCTCGAGCAAGCATCCACGCTCATGTCTGGCCGTCATCTGCAGCACGGTGATGAGAACCAGCCGTTCCGTCCGCAGGAAGTTTTCACAAACTGCTCCACGGCACTGCTCCGCTTCCTGAATAAGAAGCTGCTGCTGTCCGGATCTGGCGTCGGCGGTGATTATTCCGACAACTTGATGGTCGTCGACTGGGCTAACAAGATGCCAAACGTCGTCTGCGTCATCAACAACAACCACCCCGACGTCCTGTCAGGCCGCATCCAGAACTACATGACGGCCCGTGCCGCCAAGCACTTCTATGCTGGCAAGAAGATCGTCCACCATCAGGTTGCTGACAGCCGTGAAGGCTGGGCGAAGGCCGTCGAGCTCATCGAGCAGATGGCTTTCCATGGTGAAGATCATGACACCGTCGTGCTGCTGGACTTCCGCAACGTCCGTGGTTTCGGTGAGCCAATCAAGGGCATGCAGAACCGACCAGCCTCTGGACCTGGTCCACTGATGTCGGCACTGACGGCTCTCGCTCGTATCCGTCAGTCGGGTATGATGCCCTGGCTCGCTGCTGCTTACGCCGACCATCTGCTGGCTGAATGTGTTCTGGTTGGCGGCGCCCGCCGTGCAGCTCGCATCGCCGTCAAATACTGGAAGGATCGCTCGGTTCTCGAGTTCATCCAGATGAAGCGGCCGGAAGAGTTTTTGGGTCTGAACAGGCAGCAGGTAGAAGCTCTCCGCGAGACTGGTGGCTACTTCGAGTCCTTCCTGTGGTCGTCGAACAACTCGGTTGCCGTCGACAAGGAGTTCTGGGACGCCGTCGAACACGTCCGTAGTGGGCGCCCAGGCGCGACTCCGCTCCAGATGCATGCTTATGCCGTCTGGCTGCAGGTCATGGACTACAACTATGGTGATGGCACAGGCGAGCCTGGCTTCCTGAATGTGGACAAGCTTCCGGTCGACGACGCAGATATCGAACAGTATCTGTCTGAGGTTTTCGCCGGCTCAAGCCTCTACCAGGTGGATGAGGCGACGAAGCCGCTTCTGCTCGAGCTCGCACGCCGCGTTATCGATCACCCCTACCACTACATCGTCAACCCTTGCGGCGAGATCACGCTCTTCCTGCTTGGTGGTTTCTGCGTCATCGCTGACGTGGTGCCATTCCATGCTGCGAACGACAATGACGCCGAGGAAGCTTTCCGTGTCTCGACCCGGGCGCTGATCCGCGTCAACCTGATGGACTCGATCTATCGCAAGGAAGTTCGTCGCACCAACCGTATCGGCGTGGGCATGACTGGCCTGCACGAGTATATGTGGTCCAGGTTTGGGCTCGGCTTCCGTCAGGCCATTGCCTATGGTGACGTGGGTCCGCTCAGTATCACCAAGGAGGCCGAGCCCTTCTGGAACATGATCAAGCGATTTGCTGATGCTGTCCAAGATGAAGCTGAAGCCTATTCGGCTGAGCTCGGGGTGGTCGTACCACATACTTTGCGGACGATGAAGCCCGCCGGCACCACCAGCAAACTGTTCGGCCTGACTGAGGGTGCTCACCTTCCGTCCATGCGGAAGCTGCTTCGTTGGGTCCAGTTCCGCAACGATGATCCATTGGTCGCTGAATATGAAGCCAAAGGTTATCCTGTCCGGAAGCTCACCTCGTACGCCGGCACCACGATTGTTGGTTTCCCGACTGCTCCGACCATCACCACGCTGGGTATGGGTGACAAGCTGGTCACCGCGGCTGAGGCCACTGTGGCTGAACAGTTCCGCTATCTGCAGCTCCTCGAGCATTTCTGGCTCGGTGAGAAGGGCGGCAACCAGATCAGCTACACGCTCAAGTACGATCCTGAAGCCATTGGCTTCGAGGAGTTCGAACGACTGATGTTCGAAAACATCAAGACTGTTCGGGCTGTGTCCGTCATGCCGCAGATCAAGTCGGTCTCCTATGAGTATCAGCCAGAGCAGCCGATCTCGGATGCTGAGTACGACCAGTTTGTCGCCAACATCAAGGAGGCGATGGTCGAGGACGTCGACCGCGAGCACGTCGATTGTGCCGGTGGTGCATGCCCGATCGACTTCAACAAGGAGAAGGCGGCGTAGGTGAGGGATGTCCGCTACTACCTGATCAACCAGAACGGTCGGGTTCAACTCCCGGCCGATACCGACGAGGAGGCTCTCGCTGAGGCGAGGGCGCTCCAGGTTCGATACACCACGCCTCAGAAGCGGATTGTGCGAGAGACCCGCGAAACAATCTGGGAGGCGAGCACCTGACGTCTTCGAAGCCCCCGGTTCGGGGGCTTTTTCTTTGGTCGGCCGAGTGAACTCGATCGATGGAGGCCACAAGGAACCCTTGTAAGACTCCACGTCAGTAAACATCACAAACGCAAGAGAGATCGCGGCGAGTGCCAGAAAGGGATAAACCACTTTCAATGAAGCAAACGAGCGACCTCCACGGAACTTGTCCATAGTGGTCTCCGATCCGGACCCGTGGGTCCGAGCTAAATTGAAAGCGTCATCCAAATCCTATTGCCGACACTGAAGCATCTTGTACGTGCGACTGGCAGCACGATGCTATTTTGGTCGACACGGGCGAACGAGGTAGAATAGCTCGCCCAAGGCCTATGTAGAACACTTTTAGTCTATCAGGCGCCAAGCCAGTCGATTTGGCTAGGTTAGGTTGGCGCCATTATTACCCGACCACCATCATGGCAACGGGCTCTTCGACCCAAAAACCGGCACATTCACCGGTCGACAAAGGATCACTTAAAAGATTTGCTAAATTGGACGACTTTGCAAGAGGTGGCGCAAAATAATTTTGCTGCGCCGGTCGCACTGCCACAAGTGAGGAAACCAGGGCTTCTTTGAAAGAACGTTTTTCTAGATTTGAAAAGGGCGCCAATGGCGCCCTTATTTTTCACTTCGCTGCTTTGCGGTTCTTGTAGAACCACCAACCAAACGTCGCGATACTGATGAGGCCGGCAGAAGCCGCCTGAAATTCAGCACTATTGGCGATGGCATCTCCCATCAGCACACCAGCGGCGAGCTGGATGCCAATGCGAGCGACTTGTTCAAAATTTCCCATGTTCAAATCCTCTTGGGTTACTTCCTGCTGAAAATCCAGGACAGGAGATCTATGACGGCGCTCCACTTGGAGGCGGGCTTCACCAGCTCCACGGATGCCTCGGCCAGGTCGGTCACAATCGAGCCAATCGGGATCTTGTCAGCCACGATGGAGGTGATCGAGCCAGCGGAGATCTGCTCCGCCACGATCACGTCGGTGACCTTGTAGCCGCCGGCCACCAGCACGTTGCGGAACGCGACGTGATACTTGGCGATGTCGGCATCTGTGCCATCCTTGCCATTCACGATGCGGCGCGGATGCTTGGCCGGCTCGAGATACAAGCAGGCGGGGAAGGTGTAGTCGCTCAGCTTCTTGCCGGTGAACATCCCCTTGGACATGCCGACGACGACGATGTCGGCACCAACCTTGGTGTCGAGCGCGAGATCCGGATTGGCCCGAAGGTCAACGCCCAAGGCGGTGCCCATCTTGAGGTAGTTGCTCCAGTGTGTGAGCTGGATCGGTCCACGGCCAAAGCCTCCATCGCGCCAGTATGGTGTCGATACCCAGGACAGCTGGCCCTTTGCCCAGGCAGTGTCGAGACGCTTGATGACGGTCGCATCAGAGGGACGCTTGTCCTTGTGCGACGGCATGACCGTCTCCTTGATGCCGAGCATGTAGGTGCCGGTCTCGTGGTAGGTCTGCGCCAGCATCTGGGCGACGTGGTCGATGTCGGCGACCTGGTGACGATCAGCCGAGTCCAAAATGGCTTCGATGCCTTCGACATGTGACTGGGCCAGCCGGCGATTGAATAGCGGGGAACTATCCTTGCGGAGGGCTGCAAACATTGCTGCCCGATCGAGAACGATGCGCTTGACCATTAGTGAGCGACTCCTGCCTGGATTGCTTTCAGGATGTATGGAGCAGCCACTGCGGCGATGCTGGTGATGACTGAATAAACCGCCATCAATCCGATCATCCGCTCCTTGATCGCCGTGACCTTCTTCTCGAGCTCAGCGTTCTTCTCCGTGAAAGCCGCAATGGCTTCCTTGAGAGTGCTCTTGAGTTCGTCATGTTTCTGAGTCATGAAGCCGTTGCGCTCCTCAATTGTGACGAGGCGCTCCATGAACTTTGCAATGTCTCCGACGCGATCGCTCAGGGTGTTCACGGAGCGTTCGACGTTTTCAAGACGGGAGTTCGTGGCGTGATCTGTAGTCAAGATGGTTGCTCCTAGTTCCCGATTATATGGTAACTAGACAACGCATATGCTCACGAGTGTCTGCTGCACGGAGCAGCAGAGTGCATCAGAAGATCAGGTAATCTATCTTATGGAACTTTCGCGTAACCCTTGCGGAGTTTTTCCCGCATCAGAGCCTGAAGCAGAGCCTGAGCCTGGTCCTCATTTGCAAATGAGTTGACCATCATCTGGCCGCGGGTGCCGATCCGGCCCCAGGATCTCACAACGGACACTTCACCGAATAGGTTGGGTTGGATGGACATCGCGTAGAAGCGAGCCATGTTCTTGGTCCTGTCTCGGCGCTGGATGTAGATCTCTTGCATCCCGAGACTCTGGCGGAGATGAAGCCCAAGGTCCAATCAGAGTTTTGAATCATTCGTGGCCTGCTGATCACCATACAGCATGTTAAACCGATCGCGGATCATCTTGATGATGAGCTCGCTTCCTGACATCTTGTAGGTGTCAGCCAAGACCGCGAGCTTCTCGCGATCCTCTTCAGTCCCATAGGCGATAATGCCGGCGTTCCGCTTTTTGCTCATGATGGCCAGTAGCTATTGGAGGAAGCATCTGCGACGTAGTCGCCGGCAAGGATCATATCCTTGACCGCTCGTGCGGCCATGGTGTGTGCAGCGACAAACTTGATAGCTGCGAGGCCCAGCTGGATGGTGGTTGGGGCATCCATTACAACCTGGCTGTTGTCTGCCGAGATCCACTTGAAGTCGTTATCTGGATCTGACCAGCGGTAGTTGCCAGGGGTTGCTCCGTTGGCCATGGCAATACTCGCTGCGGAGGCAGCACCGGTCATGTTGATTTGATCCTGCGCCCTCGCCTGGAAGAGTTTTCCTCTAAACTCAAAACCAACTGCCAGGCGTCGATCACGCTCAACATTGACATCGTCTTCAGTCGCACAAGGTGGTCTGAGTTTAAGCTTCATGGACTGAGATCTCTATCGTTCGTGGAAGATAGATAGGATGCGAGAGAGTGATGTTGTAGGTCAGCACATGATCAGCCTCGAGCTCGAGCAGACCATCCTCAATCGACATCGTCTGTCCCTCGAAAGTCACCGATGTTCCTGGTGGAACAGGTATAGCCGTCTCCTGCCCCATTTGAATTGAGAATGAGGGCTCAACGGCAAACTCTAGCTTGGGAGTCAGCTCCCCATTCAGGACGTAGATCTCGCGCTGCTCGTCGGCGCTTAGCGGCCGATCCAGCAGCAGAACCTCATTGTCGCCCTTCAGCATGTCTATGCCTTCAGGGAAGCAGGTTCCTGACTGACTAATAATGCCGCCCTTGTAGAAGACATAGTGAAATGCCTCATACTCGGGAATGACCGGTACGGGTTCAGGCTCATCGTCAGGTAGCAAGACAACCGGCTCTGGATCTGGTTCAGGTGTTGCAGGTTGAATAGGAGGTGCAACAGGCACCTCCCCTTCATCAGGAAACTCGGGGGGAGGCAGGTCGCTTGGGTCAATCATGATTTACCTCTTGAACACGATGCAGCTAATTTCAGGGTCACTGACAATGACAATAGTCGCGCCGCTACTGTTGCGGTAGTCGAAGGAGTAGGTGTTGTTCCCACTCGGCGGATTGTTATCGATCATATGCACCGTATGATATTCAGCGTCGGTCACCGGGGCCTTGGTGATATAGGTACGCAGAGTGTTACCGTTACGCTTGATCAATGCCGCTCCCATAGGGGTCTTTGTGTTATCGTCGCTCTTAATCTTGAATGTCAGGATGACGATACACGGATTTCCAGTCGGGTTAGACGAAACCGTTGCAACACGTTGCAACGTATCCCCCGGCCCAATACCGTTGGTCTCACTCGAAGTCGCCGTGCTGACGTTGGTAACCGCACCGGGGGAGATGTTTGAGCTGCCGACCTGGAGAGATCCGATTACCGCATTGGAGATGTTGACCGATCCGAGTGTGGCAGAGATTGCCGACAGGCTCGTGACGTTCATCTTGTCAGCAGTGACTTGTCCAGCACCGATCTTGTCAGCAGTGACTGCTCCAGTAACAATGTTGCCACTGGTGATGATGGTCAGGCCGGTGCTCGACCAGTTAGACAGTTCAGTCTGGTTTGGCAGGCATTCCCCGAAATAAGGATGAGCCAACCATGTATAGCTGTCCGTACCATAGGTAGCGGAGTGGCCCATGCAACGGAAGAAGATTTGGGCGTACCTCGCATTGGCAGGAGCTACAGCGACCCCGCCAACGCGTGTGTAGGAACCGATGTTCTTATCAGGTAAACCGTTCTGGTGGGTTATGCCGTCCCAATAAGAATAGGTGATAATGTCACCGTTGGCGTTTCTCCATTCTATGTGGGCGCGGCAATAATCGCTTCGGTGACCATAGACGTAGACTGATAGTTCGTAACGCCCACCACCGGAAACGTTAAACCTGTTTGCTACGCCAGTGCTATCGTTACGAGGGAAGACATCAGCAAACTGACCATTTGACTGAGCACCGGACTGTAATACTTCAAGAGAGCCAGTTGCGATGCCATATGTATCGGTTCGAAGGCTGGGGCCATTCCAAGTACCCCCTGAGAACCAAGCAGCCCAACCCGTCATACCAGAACCGAAATCGGAGTTGGGGATCAGATTGGCACTGGTGCCGAACGCTGCCTTATCAGCGGTGAGAGTACCGGCTGCTACATGGACACCAGTGATTGCATTACCAGCAATTCGGTCGCCCCAGATAGCCCCGGCTGCGATCTTGAAAGTAGTGATCACGCCATCCTGAATGGATGTGCCTTGCAGGACTTTGCGGAACAGCACCTCATCAAAAACTAGATAGTTGTTAGTCGCAGCGGTCCATAGGAAGATTTGGACACGGGCGAACTTAGCACCCGCAGGAGCGGTTACTTGTCCACCTACGCGGGTGAAATCATTGCTGGGTACTGCGCCGTTGGCAACAACATCCGTGTAGTTGGGGCTGATCGCATTTTTGGCCCCATCATGCCAATGCACACGCATGTAAAGGCCGGCGGATGAGACGCAGCGGGCCATCATGGTGTATTCGTAGACCGTCCCGCTTTCGACCGGGAAGATGTAGTTGTTGATTGCGTTAACACCATTAGAAGTGGTGTTAGTCCCCCGCATCAAAGTCAGTGCGTTCGTGCCGGAAGAGCCAGAGCCTTCCAAATACATCGCGTTGCCGGAACCCACACCGTCAACAGCCCAACCGTTCATACCATCTTCAAAATCACCGTTGGTGATGAGGTTGGCATCGGTCGCCTGGATGACCAGTGAGCGAGTGCGGATCGAGTTGGTCTCGATATTGCCGCCGTTGATCTTGGTCGTGTCGGACGTACCACGCCAGTCGGACAGCGAGGTGCCACCGCTGATGATGATCCTACCTGGGTCAATACGAGTGTTCGCCTGATTGATACGAGTGCCAGGATCAGTTGCCCAATTCTGGATATCTCCCAAGTTTTGGCCAGTGCTGCCAGCTACTCGGATCGTGTTCGAAAGAACTGTGCTGGCCTGAATTTTAGCCGCATCGAGTGAAACAATCTTGGCGCTGGAAACAATAGCGTCTGCGATCTGGACAGTGCCAGTGATGACAGCAGAAGTCGTAGTCAGGTGCGCTGCGACGATGGAGCCGTTGACAGTAAGCTCCGCACCCTCTGCCTTCCGAAGAGAGATGCGGTCGATGAACAGATACCGGGAGCCGGAATTGTTGTTGTGGTAAACCTGAACCATGCAGTAGGTCGCGTTAGCAGGAACCTGCACCTTACCCGACTGCTTCTGCCACACATTAAGCGGGCTCGTGCCGTTTCCAATCACGTCAGTTAGTTCGGGAGACGCTACTGCTTTATCTTTGGTGTACCAACGGATACGGTAATACAGGCCACTGGAAAGACCATTCTGGTTAGTGTTGGTGCTGATGTCCCAAGCGAGCCAATCCCCTGCCGTGACAGGAATGAAGTCTCTGGTCTGTATCCAGACTTGGAGGTTAGCCCCACCGTCCGTGCCGTTGTCCAGTACCAGGCACTGCTTGCCAGTTTGGGAGGCACCGGCCCAAAGCCAAGTAGACGGTCCTCCGGGCGTTCCTCCATTATAGATCGGATAGTTGCTGGACCAAATGTCCGATGGGATGCCCTGTTCGAACTGGCTGTCCTGAATGAGGTTTTCATTGTCAGTTAGGATAATCTGACGCGCACTAATGGTGTCGGTCTCAATAGAGCCGCCATAGATTTTGGTCGTGTCAGAGACACCTCGCCAGTTGGCGAGAGTGGTCGCACCTGAGATGGTGACCTTGCCGGGATCGATCTTGGTCGCAGCCGCGTTGATGCGGGTGGCAGGGTCTTGCGCTCCGGTCGCTGCATTGGAAGCCACAGTGCTGAGCGCCGACCCGGAAACTGTGATGGAACCCGCAAGAGCCGAGCCCGCGGTCAGCTTGGCTGCTGACAGATTGGCAATATGCGCGTCATTGATGATGGCATTTTTGATCTGCGCCGAGAGGGTAATAAGTTCCCCGGTCGTGACCTTATCGGATGTGATGGCTCCATTGACGATCAGAGAACCTTCAACGGCCCGGCGGAGGGATACCGCATCGACAGCAAGGTATTGCTGGGTCGAAGGGGTCCAGTTGTAGATCGTAATAGTGCAGAACCTTGCGCCAGCAGGAGCCGTAGGCTGCACGCTGTAACGCTGCCATGCACCCGTAGTGGAACCGTTCTCTGCTGCACTATTGTAACTGAGAAAGCCGTAGTTGCCGTCATACCAGACGACACGGAAATAGAACCCGTTGACTGAGCCTCCCGGAGTGTAAGCATATCCTGCCAGCTCGTACTGCTCTCCCCCTTCAACGGGGATAAAGCCCACAGTGCTGATGGCTACACCTGTGCTGCCAGTGCCTCCGGCTTTGTTGAGGACCACCTTGTAGCCACCGCTATAACCGCCGGCTTCGCTATAGAAGCCGATGCCAGAACCTGCGGTTTCAAGTATCTTCCAGCCTACAATGCCTTCTTCAAAGTCCCCGTTCGGGACCATGTTGGCCATGAAGCCGCCGACCACCATGGATGTGGTCTTGATGGACTGCGCTTCGATCTTACCCCCGTTGATAGTGGTAGTGTCGGACACACCCCTCCAATCAGCAAGAGTGCTTGCACCCGAAATTACAACCTTGCCGGGGTCGATCTTTGTGACAGCAGCATTGATACGGGTAGCAGGGTCTTGGGCACCTGTCGCAGCATTGGTGACAACCGTCGAAAGTGCCGTGCCGGATACGGTCACACTTCCAAGCAGAGCCGTGTTCGCGGTGATCTTGCCCGCGTCGAGTGAGATGATATGCGCGTTGTTGATGGTGGCACTTTTGATCTGAGCCGACAGCGTGATCAGTTCGCCAGTGGTTACCTTATCGGCAGTGACCGCACCGTTCTCAAGCAGAATAGTGCCTGTGGCCCGCCGAGCGAGCGGCTTAGTCCAATATGTATTCGTACCCGTGGTGCCGCCTGCTCGATCACAGACGAGGTAAACGTTGGCCTTCGTGTGACCTGCCGGAACGGTGAGGATACCGCCTGCCTTGGCCCAAGCGTTCTTAACCGTGCCAATAGGCGCAGCCTGAAAGGTATCTGTACCCCCCGGCGCCCAAGTGTGCAGGAATACTACCGCACCTTCCGTAGCAGTGTTATTGTAGTACGCCTCTACGTACCAGCCTTCTCCACCTGTAACTTCGAAAGTGTCAGATATGGCGTGTTCACGACCGTTCGCAGCCAGAATAAATTGGCCTTTAAACGCAGTGGCAGTTTCTTCGTAGAAGCCCACGGTGCTGGGGAACTGCCAACCGGTCTGATCGCTCTTCGACCATCCACGATCAATCACGTTCGTGGGATCACCAATCAGGATATGCTTGGCCCTGACAGCGTTAGCAGCGAGCTGGTCCGCACCGATAGCACCGACCTCGATTTGGCCAGCGACGATCTTACCGACGATCAGCGATGCATCACTCTGTGCGATCCATCCTGACCCATCCAGCTTCTGCTTATAGAGAACACTGGTCGTGGTCAGGTAAAATGTCTTCGGAGTAGTGGCTGTGAACGGGGTAGCTGGAAGAGCTGCCCCGACACCTGGAATGCTCAGTCCTGCCGCCACACTGGTGGCGTCGATAATGCCGGTCAGATCAGCCGTCTGCAAACCGCCTACCGTTGCACCAACCCGAGCCGACCAAGCAGATTTGTTACCTGAAAAGTCAACCGACCGCAGCCAGTAGTTCATGACTGCACCGGCAGCCAGACCCTGACGAATTAGTTGATTTGTCGAGGAGACGTAAGAAGCAGCAGCTCCTGCGGCCGGGGCCGTCGTAGTGGTGCTCTCGTAGATTTCATAATAACTGAAATCGCTTTCGGCGTTTCGCGTCCACTGCAACCAAAGATGCTCGAAGCCAGGAGTGATTATCAGGCCCGTAGGTACGGCTGGGGCGGTTGTATCGACCGCTGCCGTATGTGTGATGTTGGCGGTCGCGGCGCCCTTGGTGCCGACGTTGTTCACGCCCTTGACGTTGATGGTGTATGCGACCCCTGGGACGCCATCGAACTCGATAGAATTGGTAGAGGCTGGCAGAAGGGTCTCGGCTGCACCTGCGCGAGTGATCCCAACTTCATAAGAAACAGAGTTAGCTGAGGCTACCCACGTAACTCTGACTTTGGCCACAAAATCAGTGCCAACGGCTACCACAGAACTCGTAGCAGCAAGCGTAGTCGGTACGGCTGGCGCTGGCTGGGTGCCAGAGAGCGAGAGCACGTTGATGGAGGCCACTGCCGACCAAGCTGACTTGTTCTTGGAAGTGTCAACCGATCTTACCCAGAAATAGACAGTAGCCGGTCCTGCAATGTCGTTTACCGAAAGGGCGGTGCTGCCGACCTTATAGGTAGCCGTAGCATCTGCTGCTGGGGCGACGTTGGAGGTTGACTGATAGACCTCATAATAGTCGAAGTCGTTCTCAGTATTCAGGGACCATTCCAACCAAGCGATGTTGAAACCGCCTTGAGCCGTGCTGATTACCGGTGCGGCAGGCGCAACAGTGTCTCCGGTAGGCGTAATGCTGGCAGCAGCGCCGAAAGCACTCTTCTGCCCTACGTTGCCAACGGAGCGGACGTGGACGGTATAGGTGACGCCAGGAAGCCCGTCGAACTCAAGGGAGTTGGTTCCTGCAGTTAGGACTGTTTCGGATGCTCCTGATCGGATGACGCCGACCTGATAGCTGGATGCGTTCGCTACCGCTGGCCAAGACACGGTGACTTTAGCAATGAAGCCACCGTCGTTCTGCGCGACAAGAACGCTGGAAAGCGTAGGCGCTACTGGAACGGCAGGCGCAGGCTGTGTGCCTTCGAGAGACAGAGTTGAGGTGGTGGATACCGCCGACCAAGCAGACTTGTTGCCAGACGTGTCAACGGCTCGCAGGAAATAGCTCTTGGTGGTACTTGCAGGCAGGTTGCCACGATACGTCGTGGTCCCTGTCAGACCTGTGAAGGTGGCGACTGCGTCGGGAGACGGAACAGGTGTCGCCGTATCCGCTTCGTAGAGCTCGTAATGGGCAAAGTCAGCTTCGACGTTGGCATTCCACGCCAGCCACACACCGTTGAACGTGCCCGTTGCCTCAAGGCCCGTAGGAACAGCAGGCGGTACCGTGTCCCGAGCAACCTGGTACGTAAACTCATCTGAGAAGGCCGACTTATTACCAGAGGTGTCGTAGGCAAGGACGCGGACGGTGAATTGGACACCTGGAAGAGACTTCGTAACGAATTGATTGCTCGGCGCAAAGGCGTCAAGCCAGTTTCCAGCACCTTCCTTGATCTCGAAGACATATCCCTGGAGGTCGAGGTCCGGAACCTGGTTCCAAGTCCACGTTGTTTCGGCTTCACCAGTGGGGAGAATGATAGACGTCGCGGCCAGGCCCGTTGGCTTTTCGGGTGCGATGGTGTCGCCCGCGATCGACTTCACCTCTACCGCAACCTCCTCGTACCAGTTGAGGTCTGCGTGGGAGAACGTGTCGCTGAAGCCGACGCGGAGGTAGTACTTTGCCCCAGGGATAACGATCGTGATATTGTTGTTCGGCCCCTCGTAGACGATCGTGCTTTCGCTTGGGACGAAGCCCTGCTGTGTTGAGGCGTGAACAATAACGTTCTGGAAATCCCGTTCGGTCGGAGCATTCGTGTCGACGATGATGCTCGAGACGCCACTGTTCTGAGCGTACACCCACTTCGGCGCTGCAGGCGCGGTGTTGGACACAGTCAAGGTCTGGAACGGCGACAAGAAGCCGTACTGGTCCTTCGACGCGATCGCGACCGTAAAGCTGCGGAGAGCCACGCCGTTGTCTGCTACGTTCTTCGCATACTCATATTGATAGAACTCGCCCGCGAGCGGCTCCTCACGAACCACCGCACCGTCGAGCTTGCGGATCTGCAGCACGTAGCCGGCGTGGTCAGGGGCAGCATTCTTTACCCATTCAAACCGCGGTGACTGGCTTTCAAAGACAGTTTCGTATGGCTCGTCCATCATCCGCAGACCAAGGACGGCCTCTACGGCGCGATAGTCACCAATGAAGCGGTGTTCGATCTGGCGAGGCATGCTCTCGTTGCCGAAAGCGTCCATTGCCGTGATCTCAAAAAGATATTCGCCGGCGGGGACGTCGGTCCACGAGAACTGGGTTACACCAGGTTCACCCATGGTGTTCATCGCATCGTTATTACGTGAAGCCCTTACCCGATAATAGGTGACCGTCTTGGTTGGGCTAGCGTCCCATTCCAGCTGCAGGTCATAGACCTTGCGACCGTTGAGCTGGATCTCCTGTGCTGCCACGCGGATCTCGCCAACGGGGTCTGGCCGGCGCCCCTGCCCGATCGAACTTGGCAAGGTTTCGGCAATGGTGTCTACCAAGCCATCGACGTACAGCCACTTGGCGCGGTTCATAACGATCGCTTGGATGTCGACGTTGTCCGGATCACCATCGATCTCGTTGAGGCTCAGAACGCGGAAGGCGATCGGAGCTGCGTCTCCATTGATCTGCTCGATCGTGAAGACCGCATCCTCCGGAAGCTCCGGAAGATCCTCTGTCACCGTCAGCTGCGTGAGGGCGCCATAGGTGGGAGTAAGGTCGCGGCGCTCGATAATGAAGTCGTCGGTGGCATCGCTGATCAACGTGAAGCTGATCTGATAAGCGAAGCCATTCTCAAGAAACAGAGGATCACGCAGCTGAACGGTGCGGGGGCCGGAAACGTTCTTGACGCGACCGGAGAGGCCGAACTCCATGTCCTCGTCTGCAACAAGGATCATGTCATAGGGCGACAGGTACAGGCCCTGACGATTGGTCTTGAAGTTGACCATCATCGTCTCGGTGATGCCGGTGATCATATGATAACGGGCGCGGCGGATCGCCTCTTCTTCGTCTGTGCAGCCTACAGCGTCGAAGTTGTGCGGGATGCGACCATACTGGTCGATATGATCCTGATCATGGACCCGACGCCGATCCGTCTGCCATCCGAGATTTTCATTGGTGAAGGAGACGGTGATGTCGTTGTGGCGGGTCGAGATCTCGGTGAACGAGTAAGTGAAGACGCCATCGACGACGTTCTCGGGCATAAAGGTCATTGCCGGCGAGCCGTCGCGGTCGATGCGGATCACACCAGAACCATTGCCGTCGTCGAAGAAGCGGCCGGCGAAGATCCCACAAAGGTAGTTGATGGCGTCACGACCGCCACGAGGGTCAGAGATCAGGCCGTTGAAGGTGAAGCGGGGCTTGCCAGATGCGGTACGAACGTCGCACCAGACGCCGGCTTCGTAGATGTCCATCTTGTTGAGGACGATGGGATAGTAGGCGTTCATCCCGTAGCGGTCATTCATCACCAGGTCATAGGTGACGAAGGCGGGATTGTTCGTATAGCCGAGCTTCCAGGTCAGATCCCAGACACCGGTGTAGAGTCGGGTGACAGGATTATAGTTCGACGGGATACGAACGATGCGGCCGAGGTAGATGCCCGAGAAGTCAGGAACAGAAGAGAACTGCTCGCTCGCTCGAGCGATGAGCTGGGTGGTTGCCAGCGCTGGAAACTTGTAAGCCTGGGCAGTGACTTCCTGAAAGCTCTCCCATGTGATCGAGAAGAAGTTCTCCGTCGTGTCAACCGGCGACGTCTTCGTGATCCGCAACATGTACGGCTCGTCGACCCTCGGGACCGGGATACGGAACTCCTTTGGGAACGGTGAAGTCGTCTTGGCCGTGATCGCTATCTCACCATTCTTGACTTCGATGGAACCACCAGTTCCATTTTCGCCAAAGCCACCTGGGCGAAGCGACGAGCCCGCGGTGATGAATGTCGAGCCATTATAGAAAAGAGCTTGCTGAGTGCCGGTGTTGAGGAAGTAATCGCCCTGCTCGTACTTAACACCCTCGCTCGATGCAGCTGCGAACGCCTTCGTCCGCTTGTCCTTGCCCCACGAAGACGCTTCAGCCCAGGACCAGACTCCATTGGAAAGAGAAAGGCCAGTCGGGTCTACCCACTGGCCTTCCTTCAAAATCTGCGGCCGGTTGTTTCTCGTCTTATCGAACCAGATCCCCGAGGTTGCCGTCGTGACCGGTTCGCTCTCCGACCAGTATGATGGTCGATCACCAGGGGAAGCGCTGATTTTATCGCTCTCGCCCGCGTCACCGTAATAGGTATCAAAGCTTGCCTCCGAAACCTTCGGAGGAAGGGACGTCGTCGTCCGAACCGCGTGCCAGTTGGTTTCGCTGACCCGCTTGTACTCGACCTTGAACTTCCCAGTGTGGTTGAACGTGCCCTTGTCATTCTGGCGAACGAGCTGGTTGATCACCATCCGGACGTCGAGGTAATCGATGTCGGTGTGCTGACCGTTGCGGATCACTTCAACATCGGTGGCCAGCTCTGTGCCAACACTGGTGGAAGCACCAAAGCCGCCGAGGCGGGAGTAGATCTCCTCGCCTTCCTCGCTGCCTTTGTAATTGATCAGTTCAAAGTTATCAAAGTTGTTCTGCCCAGACTGATCTTGAAGGTTGGTCTCACCGATAAGGTAAGACTTACCTCCATCCTCGAGCCCCATGATTGGGCCTTCAGAGATCCCAAGAAGCGCCTCAACAATATCCGTAGCAAAGAGAGAGTCGGCGGTGTTGGTGGGCTTCTTGGCCCCCTTCGAACCAGAGAGTTTCCGAAGGGAGATATCCTGAATTGTCATGGAGAGATCACTCGATTTCGCTTCGAGTGTATATGGGGAGATCTAGGAATGTTTTCCAGCCCTCCGGAATTTAGTCCTTCAGCTCAGTGGGCGGTGAGACTTTGCCGCCAGCGAGCCCGCATCCACTTGAGACGTTCGGCCGCTTCCTCCGGATCAAATTCAAATCGGATGAAGTTCATCTCGTTCGTCGCATTGGGATCGATGAGAGCGACGGGGCAATTGTAGAGATCCTTGGCGTCGAGGTTGAGCTCCTCAGCATACCGATCGATCTTCTTGTAGGACGCGACTTGAAGAGCGTGCCAGACCTGGGCCGATGATGGTCGCATACCATGGGCATAGCCAGAGGTATGGATGTGGCCGGCGACGTAGATGTCGTGATGCTCACCGTCGAGCTGTGCCGCCTTGGCAGCGCCATACGACTCCGACCACATCGACTTCCCGCGGAAACCATGCACCGAATAGATCTTCACGTCTCGTCCGTTCGGGAGCTGCAGCTGCAGCCGAACCTTGTTCGACTTATGAACGAGCGCATGGTTGGCCAGGATGTGTTTCAGGATGTCGCCACCCTGCCCCCACAGATCGTGATTGCCATCGGTGTAATAGAGCCAGTCGATCCGCTGCAGCACGTACTCCACCAAAGCAAGGGCCTCGTCAGCTGACGTGCTCTGCTCCGAATAGAGCCGAGCCAACCGGCCAGCCCAGTTGTTGAAGACGTCACCCACGTTCGCCGCGTAGAGACCTTCATTGCGACCGTCGAATAGATTGACGTGCTCGAGAACCTGGCCTAGGTCCGTGCCGTCGTCGTCGAGGTGCATGTCACCGAAGAAGCCAATGCCGATTGGACCATCCCGGTTGACGCGGACCTTGATCAGCTTCTCGCGTTCGAACTTCTCCCGCTTCTGAGCAAACTGGTTGATGCGGCGCTCGACGAGGGCCTCGATGTCAACCGACTTCTTTGGCTCTTCAACCAGCTCAAAGTCGCTGTCTTCCCAGCGCTTCTTCATGCTGCGGATCGTGGACTCCGCAATGTCATAGCCCTGTTCGCGAAGGTAGCGAGCTGCGGGGCGAAAGCCGCCAGTCTGGCCTACGGCCTGTTTGATCATATCTTCAGAGGGGCGCGTCATGGTTTATACTCGATTGCGTTGATGTCGAAGGAGAGGTAGTGGCCAAACACGCGGTGTCGGCCATAGAGGATCGGGATACGGGTGCCGATGGCCACTGTGTTCTTTGGAGCGCCGAGATAGGAGCTTTGCTTCCTCTCCTCCCTGTCAGTTTCAGGTTTCGGGGCAAGGAGCGCCGTCAGTCCCCCAAGTAGGGCAAGGGCGCCAACCTTCATCATGAGCGATCCGACGAGCGTTCCAGCCCCCAAGAACAGGCCGACGCCGATGAGAACGGCACCAAGGAGGATCTGCATCAAGCCTCCGTTCTTGCCGCCGCTCATTTGTGGAACGATGTGGATCTCTTCGACATCAGGACCAAGGGCGACGTAAAGCGCCTCTTCCGTATCATAGTCGACCACTTTGATACGATGACGGCCCCTGACGGGATCAGGTTGAAAGCCCTTGAGCTGGCGAGTGACGGCCTCGACGATCTCAGCCACCGTATCGCCGGCGACCATGATAGGCCCGTCGTGAAAAGCGGAGAAGTAGCCGTGGAGGTAAACCTTACGAAGCAACGAGAACATCTCCGTCTTCGACGACGAACTTCGTCACACCATCGTTGCCGATGATGTAGTGGTCGAGCTCGGGCCAGTTGAGGAAGGTGAGGTAGTCACCCGATGAGAGGTTGGAGTCTTCCCCAGGATGCGTGTGCCAGGTTGCTTGGGACAGCTGGGGGAACACAACCAGGTCAGCGCCCCGCATATCAAAGCCACCTTCGGGCTCGGGGCAAATGTTCGGCACCTCGACGATCTCGCCTGTTTTCAGGATGAAGCCACACCGCTCGTGCGGTCCTTCATACAGCGGCAGCAGATCCGAGGTGTTCATCGAGTTTCCTTTTGATGCGTGGAGACACCAGGTCGAGCAGGTTAGCCATCGTCTCAGTACTGTTGAGGACGACGTCCTTGTGGCGAAACACAGCGACCGTGGTGTTGCGGAGAAGCATTCGATACGGTTCGACGACTGACAGCCGGCCCCAAAGATGATGGAGCACTTGGCCATTCTCGACGAAGACTGCGACGTGATTGCCGATCGGAGCATCTACGGCGCAGAGGATCACGTCGCCGGGGCGGTAGTCGGATGGATGGCAGTCGAGAAGGTAGAAGCCGCAC